AATGTTTCAGGAATATCCTAGGCTGTGCATTAAGTGTGGCGAACCAGAAAATTATCAGGAACAAACAATGGATAATATCAAACTAGGTGCTGACCAAATGGCTGGTGACGGCAACTATAGCCTAGGCACTCCAGAGAACTACTTGGCTTTTGTCCATAATCGTGAAATGTCCGTAAAAATTGCAGCTTTGCGAAAAATTCGTAAATCCATGCAACAACAAGACCTATACATTAGTAAACTGCCCAAAGAGTTTCAAGAATTGATGTTTGATAATGACTACGCTAACCAAGCCAGCCATCAAGTAGATGTGCTGTTAAAAGCCTTATTTGGCAGCTTATACGAAGACGTTGCTTGGTTCTTGTACGAATTTGAAGCAGGCAAGACCCCAGGCCCTCACTTGCGGTTAGCTACCGGAGCTGAGTATGTTTTCCTAACTGATGAAGATTACTTTAAATACTTGGAGCAATATGGTAAAAGACTTGTTTAAACAACTTCCTTACTCTGTGATATTTTCCGCTGCGTTCCTATTAGCAATGCTTATCTTAGTGTTGCTAACTTCTCCGTGGCAGGTTAGTTTACTTGTTATATCATTTTTATGTCTACTAAGACTTATTCACTATGTTATTGAAGGACAATACCAATGAAACGAATTATCGACAACTTCCCCAGACTCAAAAACTTTTACGAGATCGGCCCCGTACAAAAAGCGGAACTAGAACAGTTCTTGGCAGATTTCTTAAGTTTAGGGTCTGCTATTACTTGCGACCACAAACTGGTAAAAGCTGGTGATCCTGTGTGGGTTATCAGTTCCACAGGTATGCCCCAACAAACCACAGTTCAGCCGCTAGAGCACACTACTAGCTACGAGCTATTTGGACTCATTCCAGTTAAGCACAGCTTTTCCTCAAAACAAGCTGCCCTACAGTACATCAAGGACCGATAATGGACAACCTAATTGTTAAAATTATAGTTGCGTTAATGATCCTAGTAGCTGGCATCGGTATCTACGGCATCATTGATAACAACCAGCGTACCGAAGACTGCAACAAAGCTAATGGCACAATGATTAACACACCTAAAGGAAACTTATGCGTCTTAAATCTGGAAAAACTAACTACCAAGCCTACCCAGCCAAACTAATTGATGATGACTTGCACTTTTGCTTATTCCTAGCAGGTGTAGGTTATCTAAGCTTTGTCGTGGGCTTAATCATAGGTGTTGTATGTCTTTAGTATTACCCAAACACATTACAAAGCACCAAAGCTTTTGGACAACCACAACACTCTTAGGCAATAAGCCTAAAATAACTCAAAAAACAGTGTTCTTTTGTCGCCACTGCGAAACCTTTTTAACCACCCCACAAGAATATGCCAAACATTCCACCACTTGCCACACAAGTCATTAAACACCGTTACTTTGCAGCGGCTATTTTATTCCTCATATACTGCCTAGCAATCTACACCCTGCCACAAACAATTCTCAATGCCGTTAACGCAGGCCTAGCAGGATACTTCGTTGGCACCAAAATCAAAACCCTTTCAGAACTTTACGAAACTTATGCAAACAAACTCTAAACAACAATACTACTTAGACAAGCTCCAAGAAGAAGCAGCAGAACTTATTCAAGCTGTGTCCAAGATTCGCCGATTTGGCCCAGACAACAAACACCCTGATCGCAATACTACTAATTTACAAGAGTTTGTTGGTGAAATTGAGGATGTTTTGGCCTTGTTAGCGTGTTTGGAAGGCGAGCAATTATTCGACCTAAACAAAAGCCAAGACGCTATCCTTAACAAGATTAAGTCTGTCTATAAAAACTGACCCTCAACCTAGTAAACCCCAAACAACCAAACATTTTTACTATAACAACACAAGCATAACTAAAAATACATCTTGAAATTATCAAAAACGTGTGTTATAATATATGAAATATTCTCCTAGAGAATAAATTAGAAGGTTTTAGAATAAAATCTTAGGGCTCTCGGTAGACGGTGTGGGTTTTACCCAACACCAACGGACGCAGACAGCCCACTAAGATTTTTGAATCTTAGAAACCTTCATAGGTTTATAACGAATGTTCAATTGAGGGTCATTGTTTTTGTTTGCTTTATAAATACATACTATAACGTTATTGTTATGGTATTTTTTATAACTAATAATTTGTCAAAATTATACAATAAAAACAAGCCGTCCCACTTTTGGCAACCATCGCTCTAGCAACTCGACCCTAGCTAGAGCAAGATTAGGGTCTTTTTCAGCTTTTTAGCTTATTATGATTATTAACAAACAACTTAAATCCATCCCATTCGATAAACTTTACCACATGTATGAAGAAGCAGCCGCTTCTGCAATTGCTGGTATTGAATCACACATCCAATCCAAGTACGATGCAGAAGTAGAGCGCTTAGAACAAGCCTATACAGATACTCACGAAGCTCCTAGTGAAGTAGGTTTTGGCGATCAGGTCGTCAGAGAAACTTATAACGCACATGAAGTACGTCGCAGAGCAGGTAATAAAGCAATTACCGACACTTGGATCCCTCGCTACAAATTAGGGTCATTGCTAATTGCAGTAATGCCTCAGATTATGGCTTATATCACTCAAAAACCTTTTAGATTATCTGAGGTTTCTACGGTTGAGGGTAAGTGGATTAATGGAAAAACAATGCTCAAGAACTCCTTTGATTTTACCAGTGACTGGGATCGAGGACTTTACTGCTTTTTAATGTTAGACTCGCGTTCAGCATATTTACCTACGCAGTACAAAGGTGAGGGCAGACAATTCTGTAGTTTAGTTCCGCTAATTCCTTATGCGTACAAACTACACCACAAAATTAACTACTCCCAGTGGGATCGTAATACCTTACACTGGGTCGTAAATCCTAGTTTGTGTAATGCTATGTTATACATTCCTGACAAAGCATACACTCGTGAAGAGCTAATTCACGCTAGAGAGCTTGGTTTAGTTTACCAAACAGGTGCCAAAGCAGGTGAATCACGTAATCCAGTTTCTACTTTTAAACTTTGGGCTACTAAAGGCGGATGTATGTCTGGTGTTCCTGATCTTGCTCAAGTAATGTACACTCAAATCTGGTGTGCTCACCCACAAAATCGTTCGCACTACATGGTCTTAGACCCTAAACACTGGGACACTATGCCAACACCGCTTATTAGCGAAAACATCTTTATGCCTCCAGAAATCAAAGTTTCACAGCCTCAATTCACAGGCCTAGAACTGCCATGGGAGGTTTGAGCATGAAGTACACTAACGAATCAACCAAAAAATTAGTTGCCGACTACCAAGCCGGAGTGACCGTCCAAGCCCTAGCCCAAGAGCTCGAGGTGCCAGAAAGATCAATAATTGCCAAGCTTAGCAGCCTCGGAGTCTACCAAAAAAAGCAGTACTTGAACAAACGCGGTGAGGTGCCAACAAAAAAGGCCGAACACATTGAAAGAATCGCAGAATTGCTTGAAGTTAACCTTGAGCTACTAGAATCACTAGAAAAGGTCAATAAACAGGTTTTAATTATGATCGAACAGAATTTAACAGCAAAATCTGACCCTAAACCGCAATAAATTGCGTTAAATTGACTTAATCAAACAAAAAGCCCGATATCGCAAGATATTCGGGCTTTTTTTGGTCTGCGTTTTATACGGCAAATTGGGTGCTGAAAGCACCAACTAGCCCAATTTAGGCACAGCTTGATGCCGCTGCCAAAGGTTCTCAAAGTTTATACAGTTTAGGGTCAGAGTAATAGGAAAACCCACTTGACAAAATCAGTTTAGTACTGGTATAATGGCGCGGATAGTTTAACCAAAACAAAAGCCCCCAAACTCGAAAGTAAGGAGGCTTTTGAACGCGCGTTTTTAACTCAACCTCAGGGCTTATAAAGCTGGTCTTCAGCCTGACCCTAAACCACGGTTACCTCGAGGGCACCATTACTGCTCGAGTTTACGGATACGGGGAGTTTTAGTTTTACGTCGGACGACGGCACGCAAAGCTTTTACAACCGGAGCGGCTTATGGTTGGGCTACAGTTTAGCCACTGCTACATGTGCTGCTCAAGTTTTATGACTTTGTGCAGTTTAGGGTCGGTGCGCTAGCGGGGTATCATCCCGCGTTACTGGCTAGGCCAGGTCTTAGATCAGATGATAGCGTCTGTATTTTATACTGTTCTTTCAGTTCCCAGTTTAGTCGTGACCCGATCATAGCGGAGCGGGGCCTTAGGTATAGGGTAGGCTACCTAGGAGTTACTAGCTTCCATTCCAGCGTACGCGATGGCAGCTCATATGGGATTCGTCCTGACCCTAAACTGCGCCAGCGGAGTAGCGGGGAACTACTCGCACACTGGCCCGAGGCTTAGAGTTTCGCTGAAATTGCATCAGCTCATCAGAGGGATAGGGGGGCGGTGACTAGAGGCTTCGGTCACCATCAAGTTGTTATCTCTAGTCTAGGACTAGAGTCTCATAACACCAAAAAAAGTAGGGACAGCGACTCGATTCGGCACTATTAAGACGCTATCAGCTTGCTATATGTTTTATGCTGTTCGCTGTCATCCCGTAAATAATTATAACACGAAACCGACTTTAGAAGAAAGTAAATAATTTATAATGTTAGAGTCGGTTTCGGTTGTTATCTTGTTTTCGATACAATAATTATATCAATAAAAAGGTCAAGCATCAAGTTTAAATTTCTTGACCCTAAACCGTTAGTGTTTAACAGCTTTGGCAATCAGCTCGAGTGCATCTTTGGTAGCTTTTTCTAGAGACTCCAGCAATTCTTCGTTGGTACCAATAGCAAAGGCAATCTCTGCAATCAGCTCTGCTTTCTTTGGAGTTTGCTGACCTTTGGCTTTGGCCTTGGCTTGGTACACACCTTCGCGAGCCAGCTTTGCCACTACTGATCGTGGGGATTTTTGCAAGCGTTGAGCAATTGCTTCTACAGTCTCGCCGCGTTGGTATGCCTCGACGACATCTTTGGTCATCTCGGGGGTATAGTTTTGTGCTTGTGCAGTCATCATATGTCCTTTCGTTTTGGTTTCTGCGCTGTCTAAGTATTAATTATACTATCAAAAGGGAACATCGTCAAATTCAAAAATTTCCGCTTGTTGGTTGGTATTTGGCAAATTTTTTGACAACTCTGTTTGTACAAATTCTTGGAACCACTGTTCCTGATTTAACATGAAAAAATCCGTGTCTTCCATAAGCCAGTATCTCCTGTTGATGTAATAATTATATCAAAATCAATTCTGCACTTCAAATAAATAAATTTCAAGTTGACACTGCACTAAGCCTGTAACAACATGGTCAAATTTGCACTTGACTGCGCACTGGCGCGGCACCACTAAAAATTTAGAATTGCCACTTTCCCACTGGCGCAGCGCGCTTGTGTAGTACGAAAGTACTCTTTTTCATAATGTGGCAGACCGCTTCATCAGGTGAAATTTTATGGTAATTTTTAATTTTGCATCAATAATTATTGATTATTAATTACGGGCGTGGCGCAAGAATCATGCCAGAGTAAATTACTCGGATATAAAAAAATTCTTGACACCTGCCCCAAAATTGTGGTACAATTTTGGCGCCTGAAAATGAATACTTTTGTTTCCAATATTTTCTGGAAACAAAAGTATTCATTTTTTAAGCATAAAAAAACCCGCCAAAAGGCGGGGGAAATTCCAAACCCAAAAATTTTGGGTTTTGGTTTTTTCATTTTTGATAATTAAACGGGCTTAGAATTTGCCAATGCTTTAAAAATCTTTTCCAATGCGGTTTTATTCGCTTTAGTCAGTGATTCGGTTTCGGCTTCGGTCAAATTCAAAACCGCGCCGATTGCATCCGCGTGCGCGTCTTTGCGAACCACGGGTGCGCCCGTTTTGGTTTTGTATTCTTTAGCCTTATAGACTTTTTCGCGTGAAAGTTTGGCCACAATAGAGCGGACAGATTTACCCAATTCAGCGGCGATTGTTTCCACGGCCACGCCCGCAGAATAATCGGCCACCATTTTAGCGGTTTGTTCGGCGGTGTAGTTAACAGAACGGGCAGAGACAGATTTGCTAGTCATTTTCGTTTTCCTTTAAAATTAAATTATAACACAGATTTTTCAGATTTTCAAGATTTTTTAAATTATTTACAAATAATTTACCAAACCGATTACGTTAGCCAAAAAGAACACAGTTTGCAGAGCAATGTAATTCTTTTGTTTCTGCTTAATGGCCGAAACCATTAAACAAAAAGAACTCACAAAAAAGAACGGGTAACCAAATTGTGCGAACTTTAACGCTACCAAAAACGCGCCAATAATGCCAGTTATTGTGCCAATGGTTTCAAGAATTTTTGTCATTTTGTTTTGCTCGTTTGTTTTGTTTTGCTATGTGCCAATTATACCACCAAATCGGGGCAAAAAACACAATTAATAAAATAATTCCATTTAAAAATTGTTTCATCGTTTTATGTCCATTGTGTGAAAAGGGTCAGCCCGTAGGCCGTAGTTTACCATAATTTCGCACCATTTTTCGCCGTGTCCCGTTTTATCTTCGCTTTCACCGAAAAGGTTAAAATCGGCTTGATGGATAATTTCGTGAGGCAAAATAACGTCAATCATATTATAGCAGAATTTTTTGCTATGCGTAAAAAATTTGTACCCTAATTCGATTTTGTTGTTTTCTTGATCTGCCAAGCCAGCCACGCGCCACAACCTACCATTTAGGCTAATTTCGGGGCATTCGTAAAAAGCCAAGGCGGGATAAATTTCGCAAAGCGAATCCCAAACCATTGTGGATTCACGTTTTAGCAATCGGGTTAACATCGTTTTGTCCATGTAAAGATTATACAACAAAAACCGCAAAAAATCCGTTTAGATCATTGAAAAAATTAATCGGGGCAATAGTGAAAATTAATTGCCAAATGCTTGACACACCCCAAAATTATATGCTATAATTTTGGCGCCCCAAAATGTAATACTTTTGTTTCCAATATTTTCTGGAAACAAAAGTATTCATTTTATTTCGGGCAAAATAAAAAGCCCCGAAGGGCTTTTTAAAAGTGTTAACTTTTGTTTCTGGTGGGTTTTATTTTGTAAAACAAAATAACCAAAAGAAAAATTAAATTCGCGGTATAGTTGAAAACCAAAGGCCACAAAAGGGTTGGCAAAACGTAAACAAAAGTAAACACCTCGCCCCAAAACCACATGGCCAAAAATCCCCACGTAAGACCATCCGAATTTTTTACGCGGTAACTTTCCACGGCTTGAGGCAACCCACAAAACGCAAAAAGAATTGAACCCAGCCAGCCGATTGTTTCCATTTTTAGCCCCTATAAATTTCGTCTACCGTTATTGTATTATAACACGATTCAAAAATAAATTCATCCAATAATTTTTTATCGTTGTATAAATGCAACAAAAGAGCAAAAACCCACAAATATCTCATTTTTTAAATGTAGGCCTTTCGGCCTACATTCTCCACATTATTTAGCTTGAAAGTGGTCACGGGTTTGAAATTCGCGCCAGTTGTAAGGTGTAACCTTTTGTTTCCAATCGCGTTTTTTGATAATTTCGCGTAAAATCGGCAATTCAAAATCCCGCGCATCTTCTAAAGCCGTATGGGGTTCGTCTTTAAATTCGCCAGTAATAAACCCACAAACGATCTCGGCGTTTGTCTTAAAAGTCATATTGCCAAATTCAGTTGGGGCATTGAACGCATGATTTTCTAAGCAAAATTGTTTGAATTTTTTAGTATTGCAAACATTACCAACGGCGGCCTGCCACAAACAAAAGTTATCAGAAAAACCGTCTAAATTAATGCTTGTGTTTGCACATTTTGATTTATCAAAAGCCAAATTGTAAGCGGTCAAAGTTGGGTTATACTTGCCAATGGCTTGATTAATCCAGTTATTGATTGCAGAAACAGAAGCTAACATTCTAGAACCAGAATTAAGCATATCGTTGTATTTTGCGCGTTTTTCCTTGGCATATTGCAAAGACCAAAGACCCTTTGCATTTTTATCATAAAACAATTCGTGCGCGTCAAATTGATCTTTTACCAATACCGCGCATTGATTGTAGATTTTGCCTTCGCGATCACAAATTACAATGGCAAAATCTGCCACAGTGTCAGCGATAGTTGTTTCAGTGTCAAGAATTGCAAAGAATTGTTTTTTAGCCATTTTGTTTTCAATTTTGAAATATTACCGAATCTGTCGGAATTCGCAGATAGTAGCGTTTTTCGCTACCATGAAAAGATTATAACGCAAAAAGCCCAAAAAATCCGCTTCTACCAAAAATAAATGAAATATTTATTTTGTTGTTTTTTGGCGAAATTAGGGTTTACCCTATTGACACCCGCGCAATTTTACGAGTAAAATTGGCGCCTTTGGAAACAAAAGTATTCATTTTCAAAATGTAACCTTTTGTTTCCAAAAAAGAAAAGCCCCTCGCGGGGCTTTGTTTAGTGACCTTGCACGCTTGGCACGTACACGCCTCGAATATTAAAACGATCACAAACCGCTTTTAGATAACTAATATTATCTTCGTAAAAAACAAAATCAGCGTCTTTGAAAGTTACCAAATTAAAGAACTTTGTCAAGCCATTAATTTTTAAGGTTTTGCCTGAAATATCCGAACCTTGGGGGCGTGAGATAAAATAATCGGGAGCGCCTAAAATATCATCAACAAATTGCCAATCGGGTTCATTCATTACCCGCGCAGTTGCAATAATGACATAACAATTTTCGTCTTTTAAGTCTTGGCGGTATTGCTCAAACATTGGCAATAATCCATCATCCATAGCGCGGTATTCATTTTCGCGCCAGTGGTCAAGGTCAATGCGCGTGCCGTTTTCATCCGTGATTGTGCGATAACGGTGTGAAGAATCTACGATTGTGCCATCCATGTCATAAATTGCTACGCGGGTAATTTTAGCCATTTTGTTTCCTTGTTTAGAAGATTAGATTATACCACAAATTTTCGTCATTCAGACAAAAATTGCTCTAATGCGCCCAAATATTCTAGCATATTTGCGAATTGTAAGCCGTGGCGATCACAAAAGCGATCAAAGCGGGCAATCTGTGTTTTAGTGTATTTTGTTTTCATGTGTAGATTATAGCGCAAAAAATGGCAAAAAGCCGTTTCGATCATTAAAAAAATTAATCGCCCCGATAGCGAAAAACAATCGGAAAATTCTTGACAAACCCCAAAATTATGTGGTATAATTTTGGCGCCTGAAAATGAGAACTTTTGTTTCTCATTTTCTTTGCAAACAAAAGTATTACAAATCGTAAACCTTCATTGTGAGATTTAATTGCACAAAATGGGTTTCTTGATTTATAAAATCAACAATTAGCAAAATCTCGCCATTGTAAAATAATCCCGTATTGGCTTTAATTTCATTTTTTGCCGCTTCTACGGTCTTGAATGAAGGCCAACCATATACGCGCCCCTTTGTGTTGAATACATCGTACATTTTTAATCCCAAGTTTTAAATTGCATCATAAAATCACGGGTTTGCCCGTTGAATTTCATTTTCACCCATTCTGGGTTTTCTTCAATTTTAATAGGCATATTTTCTGTAATAAATTCCTCCAACATATTAAAAAACCAGTTAGGAATAACAACAAAAACCCAAACCAGTGGCATGATAACAAAAACGCCAAAAAAGAATTTTAGCACGTTTTGCCAAGAATAAAAGTATTTGAATTTTACAATCTGCCAGTTAGCACGTTTGATCTGCCAGAATTTTTTAGTGAGAATATTCATTTTAAGACCCTTCCATTGAAACAATGTCCACATTATAGCACGTCAAAAAGTGTTTTCGCCATATTTCAAATTCTTTTTCGTGATCTAGTTCTTTGTCGTTTTCCATTTGCCAAGCATGAACATATTCATGTGCCATTGTAGCAAATAGGTCGATCTGATCTTTAATCTCAGATGTAGCTAAACGGATAATGTGAAAATGCTTTTTAGCATTGATTCTATAACCCTCATACACGGCAAAGCACGAAGCCCCATCCATGCGAATCACGCGATTCTTACGAAAGTTTACGTGACTTTTTAATTTGAAAATGTCTTGCAACATTAGCTGGAATAAGCGTACATCAACGGATCGAATCATTTTAGTCTACCTGAATATCAATGATTTCTGTTTGTTCTGGGTTCACAATGTAATAAATTGTAAGATTGCCCGCAGAAGCCATGTATGTGTTTTCGCGTGTCTTTGTGACAGTGTGAAAAGATTTGAAGTCTAAAGCCACGGCTTTAGCTACGATTTCGGGGATTGTGTTTTTCGTTGTCATGTGTGTAGTATACCCCAATTTTCCTCAGTTGTCCCCAATTCGCCATTGTTATTTTCTATTGCCCCGATTAATAAAAACAATCACAAAACGCTTGACAACCCCCAATTATACGTGGTATAATTGGCGCGTCCAAAATGAGAACTTTTGTTTCTCATTTTGTTTCGCAAACAAAAGTATTAAAATAATACCCTTGTATCTTCTTCGTTAAGTGTAACGGGGTCGCCGTGTTTGGCTAATTTCAAAAGTTTTTGAGCGTGGTCAAGATCGCCCCAAGCATACACGGAACGCCACCCCCAACAGTCCGAATTATCAAGCGCCTTAATTGCTTGCTCCTCGGTCATGTAATAAAACCCGCGCCAACCTAATGCGCGCCGCGCCATGCGCTTTGCGATTGCTTTATCGTCTCGCGCTTTGCGATGCGCCTTGATGTGTTCAATTACATTTTCGCAGGCTTTGATAACCTTTGCGGATTCCATTACAATAGTTGCCATGATGTGCCCTTGTTGAAAGTTACATTATATCACAAAGGGGCATTGCCCCTTTGCTTATTGCTTCTCAGCCTTGATAAAATCAGCAATTGCTTTCAATGCTGTTTTGTTGGCCTTGGTAAGCGAATCCGCATCCGCTTCGCTCAAGCCCAAAGCCTGTGCGATTGCGTCAGCAAATTCGTCTTTTTTAACAACGGCCTCGCCTGTCTTGGTTTTGTATTCCTTGGCCTTGTAAACCTTCTCGCGTGAAAGTTTAGCAACAACAGAGCGCACAGATTTGCCAAGCTCGGCGGCCATAGCTTCAACAGTTACGCCTTGCAGGTAGTCAGCAACCATTTTAGTAGTTTGCTCGGGGGTGTAGTTTACGGCTTTTGCAGTCATTTTAAATTCTCCTAAAAAGTTAAGGTTTCATCACAAAAACAAAGTATAACACAAACGGCAAGGCAATGCAAGCGGCAAAGGCCAAAGCATCTAAAGTTTGTTTGATTGTCATTTGTATCATTCCTTGTTGCGATGGAATTATTATAACGCATAAATCATAGAAAAACAAGATTATTTCAATTATTTTCTAGAGATAAACACCTATAGATTTTGTGCTAGTTTAGTGCTATAATGACTAGGGGCGGTTATTAGACTCAAGTTTTCACACACACGTGGGGGCCCTACCCCACGGAAAACTTCATAGATAATTCTCATAAACACACAAGGTGCTAAACTATAGCCTAACTGACCCTAAACTGCCCCTAACTACCCAATCTCACCAAACTACCCAAACCCCCCCAAACCTCCCTAAAAAAATTCAACTTGCCTAAATACTTGCCCCCGTGGTATACTTGCCCCAAAGGATGGATCTATGACCCAATTACCCCAAACACAACCTACCTCTGCGCCTGCCGAGGTATTGCAAATTTCCCCTGAGAACCTGGAAATTGCCAACGCATTCCTGCAACTACAAGATTCACAAAAAGTTGCCTATGAGCTAGATATTCCCGTGGACATGGTTACCCGAGTTTTAGCCCGTGCCGAGATAAAGGCTTATGTTAACCAAGTTTTCTTTGAAGTCGGCTTTAACAACCGTTTTCAAATGCGCGAGCTTATGGATACCTTAATTAAGAAAAAGCTTCAAGACATGTCAGAGTCTGAAACAGGAAGCAATAAGGATATCTTAGATATTCTCGCTCAATCACATAAAATGACCATGGAGCTCATGGACAAAGAAATCCAGCTTGAAAAACTACGTGCTCAAAATGCAGCAGCCGGAATTAAGTCGCAAGTCAACGTACAAATCAACGAAGGACTCGGTGACGGTACCAAGTACGGTGCCTTAATATCCAAGTTGATTTCTGGAGAGTCTCAATAAATGTTAACTATCTCTAGACCAGATGTTGAGCGCGAAGCAATTACAGAGTTTGCAGCTGACAAACGATTTATTAAGCTGCCGATTACCAACTACCTTAAATTGCTAGGAATCTGGGAAACTATCAACGAGCCCCAAATTGCGTTAATTAACGCAGTCAACGACCCTAAGTACCGTTTTGTTTGTGCTGCCTTAGCACGTCGTCTTGGTAAAACTTATATTGCCAACGTTATCGGGCAACTAGTTACACTTGTCCCAGGTGCTAACGTATTAATTATATCGCCAAACTACAACTTATCAACAATTTCGTTTGAGTTACAGCGTCGTTTAATCAAACACTTTGACTTAGAAATTTCTCGTGATAACTTAAAGGATCGCATTATCGAGCTATCAAATGGTTCGACCATTAGAATGGGTTCGTTATCTACAGTGGATAGTTGTGTTGGTAGGAGCTATGACTTGATTATTTTTGACGAAGCGGCTTTGGGAGCCGATGGTGAAGCCGCGTTTAACGTTGCCTTACGCCCTACACTAGACAAGCCTAATTCTAAGGCTATTTTTATTTCCACGCCTCGTGGTAAAAACAACTGGTTCTCCAGATTTTTTGAGCGTGGATTCTCGGCGGACTTTCCAGAGTGGTGTTCGATTACAGCTGACTACACAGAGAATGCTCGTATGGCTGAGTCGGACGTTGCAGAAGCTCGTAAGTCAATGTCAAAAGCTGAATTCGAACAAGAATACATGGCCTCATTTAATACGTTTGAAGGTCAGATTTATCAGCTTGAAGAGCAGCAGATCTTAGACTACGTTCCCTTAGACGGCGATGAATCTATTGCTGGCTGTGACCCTGGTTATCGTGATGCCACGGCGTTTGTGGTATTAATCTACCAAACACAAACTGATAAGTTTCATGTGGTTGATGAGTACCTAAAATCCGAAGCTACCACAGACAAGCATGCTGAAGCGTTTCAGGAACTTATTTCTAAATGGGGCATAGATGCGATCTTTATTGACTCTGCAGCGCCACAGTTTGCGTCAGACTTAGCTTATCTTTATGACATTGCGTCAATTAAAGCTAAAAAAGACGTACTACCTGGAATCGCGTATGTTCAAACCTTAATCGAAACTGGTCGTTTAGTAGTTGCTCCACACTGTACACATACCCTAGCTATGCTAGACCAGTACCGCTGGGATACTCGCGAAACCTTGACTATGGAAAAGCCAATCCATGATGAATATTCTCACATGGCTGACGCGCTCCGATACGCTTTGTATACTTATACTCTTTAACTAAACTCAAGTAATTATTCCTTATTTTATCATATCTAAGTGTTATGTTCAAATCAATATTTCACACCTGGTGAAAAATTTTCGTAGTTGACATTTCCCTGCTCCGGTGATATAATAGGAATAATTACAAAAACGTGCCTAAAAATTAATGGCTAAAAATACGAATAACCGCATCCCTGTCAAATGGATCAGGGACAAAGCAAAAGCAGCTTACGAGAAACAATCCCACTGTTACGTCTGTAGCAAAACGGAAGATCTCGAACTGCATCACCTTCATTCCATTACTATACTGTTGAACCGTTGGGCTGATCGCAAAGGATATGATATATCCACAGACGACGGAATCTTAGCTGTTAGAGATGAGTTTATTGCGGAACATCGGATTGAGTTATATGACTTGGTTTACACTTTGTGTAACAAGCACCATGTAGCTTTACACGGCGTTTATGGCAAGGCTCCTGCTTTCGGTAGCGAAGAACGACAGAAAAACTGGATTGAAAAACAAAAAGCTAAAGCTGAGGGAAGAGCTCCTGCACAGGATTCTTTATCGCTCTTTGGCAAATTCTTGTAAAGGACAACCATGAGTTGGTATAATCCAAGCACATGGGCTGCTGATCTCCGAGAAAAACTTAATCCAGCGCAACAAGTTATTGGTCGTGAACAAGGCGTGTACATTGGTACCGATTCTTCAATTACCTACAAAACTGCGTTTGAAAAGCTTGAGACTGTAAGCCGTGGCGTTAATATGATCGTGTCAGGCTGCGCAAGCTTAGACTACGATATCAAAGATAAAAAATTAGATGGTGTTGTAAATGGCGTGCGTCAAAAGACGTTAGCTACATTACTAAACTATGTCCCTAACCCGTATCAATCGGCACAGGACTTTAGAATAAACATTTTTACTGACTTCATTCTAGAAGGTAACGTGTTTATTTACTACGATGGTGTACATTTATACCATTTACCTGCATCTAACGTACAAATTGAAACTGACCCTAAAACGTTTGTGGCTGCATATCGCTACAATACGTCAATACTGTTCAAACCGTCAGAAATCATTCATATCAAAGATCTTTCTGCATCTAGCATTTATCGTGGAAGTTCACGTTTAATGAGTGCCGACAGAAACATCAAAATCTTGTATAAAATGCAAACGTTCCAAGAACAATTCTTCGAGAACGGTGCAGTTTCAGGATTGATCTTAACTAGTGATAATACCTTATCGCAAGTTGCAAAAGACAGAACAATTGCTAACTGGCAAGCTAAGTATTCTCCAAAGAATGGCGCTCGTCGCCCTATGATCTTGGATTCGGGACTAAAGCCAGCAGCAGGTATTTCGGATACTTTCCAAGAAATGGATTTTGATACTTCTATTAAAACCCACGACATGAAAATCTTAAAGTCACTAGGTGTGCCGCCAATCTTACTAGACGGCGGTAACAATGCTAACATTGCCCCTAATTTAAGATTGTTCTACTTAGAGACAATTATTCCTATTACTACTAAATTTACTAGCGCTATTGAACGTTTCTTTGGTTACGATGTTGAACCAATTACTACTTCAGTAAGTGCGCTACAGCCAGAAATGAAAGATGTTGCTGCATACCACTCAACACTAGTAAACGCTGGTATTATTTCTGCTAACGAAGCTCGTCAAGAACTACGTTACGAAGCAAAAACAGGAAATGACGATTTACGAATCCCTGCAAATATTGCAGGTTCGGCGGCAAATCCAAGTCAAGGGGGAGCGCCTCCTAAACCTAAGAACCCTGCGGGTGACGGTGGTAAGAGCGTAGTATAGAGTAAGGAACTACATGAAAAATAAAGTACTAAGATTAAATAGTGCTTTTGCCGTAGATCAGAAAGCCTTGCCTACAAGCGGAGACAGCACTATCGAATCTGTTTATATCGAAGGTTACGCAAGTACTGTAGATATTGATAGAAGCGGTGATGTTGTCCCAAAATCCGTTTGGGAAGCAGGTATTCAGAATTACCTTAAAAATCCAATTATTTTAGCTCAACATAATTACGATGATCCTATCGGACGTATGACTGACTATAAAGTGGATGATAAGGGTTTGTGGGTAAAAGCCCGTATTTCTTCAGCTGCTGAAGAAGTATTTGGTCTAATTAAAGACAAGATTTTGACAGCATTTAGCATTGGCTTCCGCATCTTAGATGCAGAGTACAATAGTGCTGCAGAGGTATTTGTTATTAAGGAACTTGAACTTGTCGAAATTTCGGTAGTTTCTGTGCCTTGTAATCAAAATACCCTATTTGATTTGTCTAAAGCATTTGATACTGCTGAAGACTATAAAGAATTTAAACAGCAATTTGCACCCAAAGGCGACTCAGCTAAAGGGCTAGAATCCAAAACGGAAGCAAAAAGCACAACAACAAAGGAATTGGAAATGACTCCAGAAGAAATTCAAAAAATGCTTGCTGACGCCGCTGCAAAAGCCGCTGAAGAAGCTACTACAAAACTACTAGCTACTCAAGCTGCTCAAAAAGCTGCTCAAGAAGCTGAAGCAAAAGCCGCTGCTGAGCTAGATGCTCGCGTTAAAAGCGCTGTTGCTGCTCAAATCTCTGTTGGTGAAAGCGGTGCTGAACGCCTATTGGCCGAAGTTACTAAGCGTTTCGAAGACCAAGCAGAACAATCTAAGAGCGTTCTAGACGGTCTACAAGCTACTCTAAAAGAGAAAGCTGACGAGATCGCTAAGATGCAAGCTAGCAAAATGGCTTTTGCTGATCAAAAGAACAACGCTGGTTCTACATACGAAGAACGCGAAAAGGCTTTCTTGCTATCTAAAGTTTCCGGTAAAGGTATCACTGATACTAAGTTCGGTCGCGAACTAGCTGAGAAAACTGGTGCTCACTTGCCAAGCGCAACATGGGAACTAGAAGTTTCTACAAACATGGAAGCTGAAGTACGTCGTCGTCTAGTTGTAGCTCCATTGGTTCGTGCAGTTAATATGCGCACCAACGTTATGACTATGCCAGTTAACCCAGAAGCAGGTTTAGCTACTTGGGTAACTAACAGCCAATTCGGTGCTGCTCCAAGTGCTCTAGGCGCTGCTGGTGCTTCTGCTGGTGCTTCACAAACTCATGCATTAAAAGAAATTACTCTAAATGCATATAAAGTTGCTACCAACGAATATCTAAACTACGAAGAAGAAGAAGACAGCCTATTGGTAATCATGCCTATCGTTCGCGATGCTATGGTCCGCCGTTTAGCTCGTTCTGTTGACCGCGCCTACTTGATGGGTACAGGTTCAGGTACAGACCCAGTTAAAGGTATCGCACTATACGATGCAGCTTCTACTGTAACTCCAGCTGTTGGTACTGCTGCTTCTATCGCTAACCTACGCAGTCTACGTAAAGACCTAGGTGCATGGGGTCTAGATCCATCAGAATTAGTATACGTTGTTTCTACAGAAGTATACTACGACTTGCTAGATGACGAGTCATTCCAGACTATGAACAACGTTGGCGCACAAGCTACATTGTTAACTGGTCAAGTAGGTTCTATCGGTAACACTCCAGTTCTAGTATCTGGTGAGTTCCCAACTAAGGCTTCTGGCGCTGCTACAGGTACTGCTAACATCGGTGCTCTATGTTTTGCTCCAGGTAACTTCTTAGCAGGTAACCAACGCGGTCTACGCTTCGATACACAAGATCTAGTTGAAACACAACGTCGTGTTTTAGTAGGTTCTATGCGTACCGGTCTAACACAAGTAACTACTAACCTAGGTGCTGGTGTTTCTACTCTACGTTGGGCTGCTTAATAGCTGCTTAAAATAGCATAAAGATAAGGAACTTCGGTTCCTTATCTTTTATAAGGGTATTCAGTACCTTTATAAAAGATAAAAGGATATTCTATGGCAAATGATTTAATAACGCTCGCAGAATACAAAGCCTATGTCGGAATTACCAGCACTAACCAAGATATGACCCTTAGGTCGTTAATTCCTCAAGTTAGCGCATTAGTAAAGCAACTTTGTCACAGAACTTTTAATGATTATGTCGATGACGTAAAAGTAGAAGTTTCTAAAGGTGGAGTTAATCGCCGTATATTATTACAAGAAACTCCTGTACTACGAGTAAGCTCTGTAGAATTCTCCGATGACTTCGGTAAGACTTATACTAGTCTTGAAGAGTTTACAGACTACGTAGTAGACGAAGATGCGATTGAGCTAATCAGTTACCCGTATGTAGACTATTGGAAAACGAATGCGTTCCGTATCAGCTATAATGCTGGATACGAAGAATTACCAGTTGATTTAAAACTAGCTATTTCAGACTTAGTATTGTACTATAATCGTAATGATGCTGCTGTTCACTCTAACAAGCCTGTAGGCTCTAATACTGTACAGCTAGAATATATTACAAACACTTCCCTACCTGCACATATTCGTCGCGTGCTAGACTTACATACTGCTTATTACGGATAATTATGAGTGCTTCGCAGTTTTCTGATACCATTAAAAACCACATATTTGAGCTTTACAAAAGCGACAAATTAAGCATCGGTAGTTTTCAGAACGCAAGTAGACTAAGTATTTTTAATAAATACGACTCTACAAAGAAACTGCGTACTGCATATGAATCTGCAAGTTCTGGACATACTTCTATTGTAACACAGTCAGGTATAAATAGCTTAATGGCTAGTATACACGAAGGTGTTACAGATATTCGTAAGCAAGTCTTGCTAGAAAAGATTTTTAGCAACTTTAATTACAAAGATTTCATTAATAACTGGGTACCTGCTCACGTAGCTAATGCTAACGTATCTAAGGTTGGTGCTGGTTACGCAATATCCAATGTACCTCAAGACGTATTAAAAAATACTTTCATTGATTACTTAGGAGCACAAGCTGAAATTAACGGTATTGACGGTGACGAATTATTAAAGTACGCTTCAGACCATATTCAGTCAGGACATTTAGCAGGCGTATTTACGTTGAAAACAGCCTTAGCTTTAGGCGTAAACGTAGACATGTCCAGCGCTACTAACTACAGAGATTTCAAAGTTAGTATGTCTGGTAGTACCGAAGAAACAAAAGAATACACAAATCTAATAGATAAAGTACTAAAACTACTATTAGATGCTGACTACGTAACAAGTAACTTAACAGATAACGTAGACATATTTGCTAATGCAACTAAGTCTGTTCTTGGTACAAAAAGTCCGTTCTTAAGTACTGAATTACAGTACAAAAAAGATAACCAAGCTGCTGGCGATTTACTACAGCAAGCTGGCCGACAATTAAATAATATTATTTCTAGTTTCCCTGCTAAAAGCACTGGTACACTAGAAAAAACAAAAATGGATCTAGCCTTCAAGAAGTTTATTTCTGAGCTAGGTACTATATCTGATATGTTGCTGCAGAAGTCTGCACAAATGAATCAGCTACCTTTAAGTAGTGATTTAAAAAACGCTATATTAGGTAATGCTGCTGAAATTAAAAAAATTGGCGAAGTATTAATAAATACAAAAGGATCTCCTTCTATTAAGGAATCTATCCTACAAAATGCTGCAAGTATGTTGAAAAACGGTAAAGTATTACCTACACAAACTACTAAGGTTTCAGTAAAGCAGAAACAGCGCAACAAAGATAACACAGCAAAAGATATTAATAAGACTTTAAAAGAAGCAGCTAAAGCAGTTAAAAAAGCTAAAGATGCAATAGACAAAGAGATGAAAAAGCAAGCTAGCATAAAGCTAAAAGCTTCGCAAGCGCAAGCCGCACTTTCATTAAGTAGTTTGCAGATTCTTATTAATACACACTTACAAGACGTAGTGTCCGCAAATATGGGTAACGGTAGTAGTAAGAACGTGCTTAACTATCGTACAGGCAGACTAGCTTCTAGTGCCAATGTTGAAAAATTAACGCAAGGACGAGAAGGCATGATTACTGCTTTCTACTCGTACATGAAAAATCCTTACGCAACTTTCTCAGATGGTGGTAAGCAACAATACCCTAAATCCAGAGACCCTAAACTGCTTATTTCTAAGTCAATTAGAGAAATTGCAATGGAAGCAGGAATAACAAGAATGAGGTCAGTAGTAGTATGAGTCGTAGAACATCAATAATTAAAGCTCTTACCGAAAAATTAAAACTCATTGACGGAACCGCTCCGTATAAAACTAACGTATTTGGTAATGCTTATAGCTACCTGCGTTTTTGGGATGAAACAAACGACTTCCCTTCAATTTATACGGTTGCAGGAAGCGAACAACGAGAGTATCTGCCAGGCGATTTTACTTGGGCGTATCTTAACGTAACGTTAAAGCTATATTGCAAAGGTGAAGATTCACAGCAGGATCTTGAAGAATTATTAGAAGATGTAGAGCGAGTTATTCATGACAATCGCGTACTTAAATACGACGAGACCAACGGGTACGAGACTACAGAAATTTTAGTAACCTCGATAATTACAGATGAAGGGCTTTTAGCTCCGTATTCTATCGGGGAAATGACAATACAGGTGCGTTACGCACTAATGTAACCAACGGTAAACCTAGCGCACCCGCAGATAAATATCTAGCACAAGCGCTCAGTAATACCAAAAATCATAAAGGAAAAGATTATGGCATTAAATTTAGTCCGTAATAGTAAGGTATTCTTTACCACAAACGTAGACGCTTTAGGAAAAGTACTAGCTACTGGGTTTGACGCAGTAAATACACATGAAATTCAGGTGTTGGACGGCTTCACTTTCTCACAAAATACAAATAGTGACACAGTTACTATTATGGAAGCTGGTAGTGCTCCTGTTCGCGGCCAACGCGCTTTTAACACTAGCTTAGCTCCAGTTGACTTCTCATTCTCAAGCTATATCCGCCCAAGCTTCAGCGATACTGATAACGAAGTAGCTGCTGAAGAATCAGTCTTATGGAACGCTATTGCAGGTACCGGTGCTATCGGTGCAGCAGGTGCAGCATGGACTGGCGACGATGCATTTAGCTCAGTTTCATTTGCTAACTCAAACGCTCACCAACTACAGAAGTTCGGTATGATCTTCATTGTTGACCAAGTTGCTTACGTAGTTGACAACTGTTCTCTAAACCAAGTTACTATTGACTTCGGCTTAGACGCTATTGCTACAGCTGCATGGTCTGGCCAAGGTACTACACTTCGTCAAGCCGGTACAGCGATTACTGCCGTAGGCGGCCAATTCAGCGGTACAGGTATCGTTGGCGAATACGAAGCCAAGAACACAGACGCTAACTACATCACAAACAAACTATCTACAGTTAGCTTGTCACTAGTTAAAGACTTAAAAGACGCCGCAGGTACTACAGTTGCAGCTTCAGGCTCTAGCTACTTAGTTCCAATTACTGGTGGTTCAGTAACTATCAACAACAACATTAACTACATTACCCCTGCTAACCTAGGTACTGTTAACGCTCCAGTTACATACTACACAGGTCAACGCTCTATTACAGGTACATTAAATGCTTATTTACGTACTGGTGTAGGCGAAACAGGTACTGGTAAGTTGCTAGCTAACATGTTGACAGCTGCTTCCGTAACAGTTGAACCAATGTTCGCATTAGGTATCTCTATCGGCGGTGGTGCTAACCCAGTTAAAGTTGTTTTAGATATGCCTTCAACGGTTCTAACAATCCCAACAGTTGACGTTCAACAAGTTGTTTCTACAGCTATTAACTTCACTGCTCAAGGTTCTACAGGTAGCGGTAACAACACCGTGTACGACTTGACACAAACTAACGATATTACAGTTAAGTACTACTCACCAGACTTAACTCCATCTGCTGGTTAATATTTTCAAGGGGCGGCTTGATCACCGCCCTGCTTTTTCTCTCTAATTATAATTACAGGATAAATAATCCAAATGGCAACAACTCTTTCACTTAAAACCCTTTTAGTTCCTTCAAAAACTGTTGAAGTTGATTACCCTGGTATGTCAGGATTCAAAGTTAAGGTTAATTTCCTTAGCCGCGAGACTTTAGTCAATATCCGCAAAAAGTCTACAAAAACCACATTTAAAAATCGTCAAGCAACTGATGAATTAAATGATGAAGTATTCTTGCAACTATATGTTAAAGAATCCATCAAAGGTTGGGAAGGCCTTAAACTGTCGTATCTTGAACAGCTAGCGCCAGTTGATTTAACAGGACAAGATCTAGAAGCAGAACTAGACTTCTCAGAAGAAAATGCTCTTTTCTTGATGAAGAACTCTAGCAACTTTGATGCGTTTGTATCAGAGACTGTTACTGACTTGGGAAACTTTCAAACGAGCAGCGCAGCGAAGTAAATAAAAAACTTGAGTCATTCTTCCAGAATATGTCTGTAAAGATGACTAAAGAAGCATACTTCGAAATGTGCGAAGCTCTGGGTACAGAACCTAGTGAGGAAGAGATTCCAGTTGAAATGGATGACTTCCCTGACGAAGTTCAGGAAGCAATATCTATTTACTATAAACTGCGTGACGACTGGGATACTATGAATGGTATCTACATGGGTAAAAGTTACGCAGGCCTTGGTGATATTCTAGATATACTAGAGGTCGAAAATGCAGACCGCAAATACTTGTTAGAGTGGATTTCAGTAATGGATTCTGCTAGGTCGAAGGTGCTAAGTGCCCAACGTCCTAAACAAGAAACAAAAACGAAAACCCCGTAGGCTCCGGCTTACGGGGTTTTTTCTTTGGTCATAAAAAAATTTTACTATTGACTTTTGAGTGCTGTGGTGATATAATAGGGTGAATATTGTGAGTATGCCTTCAACTTTAGTAGGTTACACTCCTTAAAAAGATGACAATAGGAGAAACTATGTCAAATGACTCAATTAAATTAAGTTTTGAACTTAATGATGATAATAACAGCGTAAACAAAAACATTAAAAACGTAGAAACCCTACGTAAAGCAGTAGATGGGTTAAGCGAAACAGCAAGTAAAGCTAATATTAGTAAGAAAATGGCTGCAGCATACGGCGGTAATACCACAGAAGCTATTAAAAGCGCTAGTATGTCTCCACAAGAAAGTATTGAGTACGGACAAGCTCGTGCAGCTGTTGGTACTGGTGCTGCTGGCAGAGACTTTGCTAAACAAGCTCAAGGTCTTGGTGGACTAGTACACGTTTATGCAACTTTTGCGGCTAACTTATTTGCAGCAAGTGCTGCTTTTACTGCACTTAAAACTGCCGCCGATACAACAAGCATGATTAAAGGTTTAGACCAACTAGGTGCGGCCAGTGGTCGTAACTTAGGACAGTTGTCTAAGAATGTAGCCGCACTTAGTGATGGCGCAGTAAGTCTTAGAGAGGCAATGACTGCAACAGCCCAAGCAACCAGTGCAGGAATGAGCAATAAAAATTTAGAGCGCCTAACTATTGTTGCTAAAAATGCAAGTCAAGCGCTTGGGTTAAATATGCCTGACGCATTATCGCGTTTAAGTCGTGGTATTACTAAAATCGAACCTGAACTATTAGACGAATTAGGTATTTTTGTAAAAGTTGAAGAAGCTTCTACAAATTACGCACGTACAATTGGAAAAACAGCTTCTAGCTTAACTGATTTTGAAAAACGTCAAGCTTTTGCTAATGCAGCCCTTGCACAAGGCGAAGCTAAGTTTAATGAAATTAGTATGGCTGCCAACCCTTATAGCAAGTTAAGCGCAAGCATTTCTAACTTAGCACAAAATACTCTAGAGTTAGTTAATAAAGCTTTAGGCCCATTAATGACTATGTTGTCGCAAAGCCCAGGGGCGTTGTTAGCAGTATTAGGCGGTATTGGTGGAGTTTTATTAAAACAAGCTATTCCAGCTATTGGTCAGTATCGTCAAAATGCTAAGGTAATGGAAGAAGAAACGCATAAGCGTGTTCTTAACATGGTAAAAGATCAGCAGATTGCTTATGCTGAAATGGATACTATTGCGGCTATGAGCGCAGAAAAACAGTTTAGAAATGAAGCTAGTACTGTTGCAAAACTTGAAAAGCTAAGATCAGCTAGATTTAACAAAGATATCTTAGGAGAAGGCCTTCGCAGCACTCTAAAGAAAAATGCTTTTGATATTACTGCTGAAGAAACTCAATCTCTTAAAGCCAGATCAGAAGCATTACTAGCTTCTGATGACGTAACATATAAAAAACAAGGGCAAAAATTAGCTGCTCATTTAAAATCCTTAGAAGCTTTACGTGCACAAAGTGATGCAGTAGGCGACGCAGCGGTAGCTGCAAATGAAAAGCGAGATTCTGCGTGGTATTCACATCAAAATCAGTTAGCTAACAACTTAGATAAACTAAATAAAACCGCCGCAAAAAGCAAGCTTTTAGCAAGTGTCGCGGATACTGCTGCTATCCTAGGGCCGGTGGCCGCGTTTAGGCAGCTAGGTGAAGAAACCTCTAGACTAGAAGCGGGAAAGGCCGCTAAAGGTTTTATACTACTACAAGGTGCTCTAAGTACAGTAGCTACAGCAGCAGGAACCGCCATTACGGCTTTTAGCGGATGGATTTCTGTAATAGGTATTATAGTTGCTGGCATGGCAACAGTAGCTAGCTGGATGTCAAATACTACAAAAGAGACAGAGCTAACTTCACAAGCTATTGAAGGATTAAACAGCAGCGTTAAAAATATTGATAGAACAGTAGAATCTCTTAATATGAAAGGCGTGGTAGATCAAATATCTATTGAAGCTATTCAAGCTCGTGCTACTGCTTTCGGGGAGTTAGGCGATAGCATGGCTTTAGCTACCAAGCGCGCTTTTACAGAACTAGATAAGATGGGTTCTATTGATGTAGGTACTAATTTTATTAAAAAACTTTGGGGCGGAGACGTACAAAGTACTTTAAATAAAAGCACAGCAGACGCAGTTGTAGCCGCATTTTCAACAATGGAACGCGGGCCTGCCGCAGACGCAGTTCGTGACTCTATTAAGAAAACTTTAGGTATTGTAGACATAGATACTAAATCAATCGAAAAAGCTTTCGAAGGAATGTCAGAATCCGCAAAAAAGGCTAATATCGAGGCAGTAGCTAGAGATCTTAAAAAGGCCGGTGATGAGGCTAGAGTAACTGCTGCGAAAGGTACCGAACTAAAACAAAGCTTTACTGAAGCAACTAAGCAACTTCAAGATTTGCGTAATGGTTTTATACCTCAAGATAACGTATCTAAATTTGGTACTAATATTATTACAATGGCGTCTAAGATTGACGTAGCTTTAAAGGATCCTTTACAATCATTAAATGCTATGGTAGAAGTAGTAAAAGATTCTAATAGTTTAAGTTTCTTTGATCCTGCAACTGCCACGCGTTTAATTTCATTAAAAGGCACCGTTGAGGGTTTAAATAATAGTTTTATTAGTGCGACTCGCGAAGTAAAAAATGTAGATGATAAAATTAAGTCTCTTAATGACGAAAAATCTGCTATAGGTTTCCCAATATTAGAAACCTCTTACAAACGCATACAACAAATCAAACAAGAACTTGAAGAGCTAAAAAATACTAAAGATATTAAAGCTAGTATTTTACTTGAAGTAGACAAGGATGTTCAAGTACTAACTGCTGAGTTTGAGCTTGCAGTTAAAAAACAATTTGTATACGGCGCCGAAGTTTTAAGCTCTAAGCTTACAGAACAATGGGCAAAAGCAGGTCAGGTAATTGGAAGCACTATTGCAAGCTTACTTGGCGATACTACTGCAGGCATCGAAATGCGTGCAAAATACGAAAAAGCTGCTTTAGAAGCACAAATTGCTAGTATCAACTCTCAATTACTATTAATTAAGTCTAATGAAAAATTAGCTATAGAAATTGAGCAAGCCGCATTAGACAGAAAAAAAGAAAATGGTGACGCGCGAGATTTACGCATAGTTATTCCTCAACGAGAACTTGATTACAGAAGAGAGCGCTTAAACGCTCCTGTAACAAAAGGGTCTACCGCCTCCGTAGCTGCTGATATGAAAAACCCAGACCTTGCTATTAGTCAAGGAGCTCGCGAAAGCTTTAAGTATGTTCAGCAAGCAGAAGCAGCCTATGCTCAAATTGCTGGTATCAGTGCTGCCATCGACGCAGCATCAATTAAAGCAAGCGTAGATAAGATTAAACTAGAGGGTAAATATCAACAAGAAAAACTAGATAATGAGGCCACAAGTTTAAAGAACCAACAAGCTGGTATTGATATTCTAAGTTCTGTAGCAGGCACAAGTTCTGTGCTACTTTTAACAGAAAAACAAAGCCTAGAGGTAGATTTAGCTAGGTACGAAGCTAAAAAGAAGTCTTATGAGATCGAAACTCAAATACAAGTATTCGAAGACTTAAAGGCTAAAACAAGCGGTACTGCAAAGAATAATATTGACCTTGAAATAAAAAGACTAGGTTTAGTTAAGCAAATCGCAACTGCTCGTTCACTAGAACTAGAAGCCAATTTAAAAAATAAGCAAGCTTTAGAACTAGCAAACGCAGAATATACTACAAAATCTAACTTGTTAGATGTGTATCGCACACTAGGAGGTATCTCTGAGCAAGACTATGAGAAGTCAAAACTAAAACTAGAGAATGACAAAGAAATACTTGCTACGCAAGTTAAAATAGATCAACTTCGTCAAAATGCTAAAAGTGAAATCAGTGGTGCACAAGAAAAAATTACCGCAGCAGAAATCTCGTTACAAAAGCCTAATATTAGTGCCAAGGAAACTTCAGAGCTTAATGCTTTAATAAAAGAACAAGTTACTTTAATTGATAATACTGCTTTAAAAACAGCAGGTGTAGTAGTACAACTAAACGCTCAGTCAGCAGCACAAATAGCTGTAAATACAGCTTTGTCAGATCAAAGAGTATTAATGGCTGATATTAAGTCAGCCACCGAAAGCTTAACAGCCGTATTTGGACAACTAGGTACTAGTATTGGTAATAGTGTAGCCGCGTTGACTAATTACACTACAGGCTCTGCAGCAATGTCTGCTCGCCATAAAAAGAGTTTAGAAGGCTTGTCAGAAGATGACGATAAGTATAAAGACTTAGTAAAACAGAATACTAAAGAACGCGAAAAGTATGATGTAAAAGCTTATGCTAATATGGCAGGGGCTGCCAAATCTTTGTTTAAAGAGAAGAGCGGTGCTTACAAAGCATTTGCAGCAGTTGAAAAAGCTGCTCACGTACTGTCTATTGGTATGCAGTTGAAAGAAACTGGTATTAAAATAGCTGCTTGGGCTAATGAAGTCGCTATGAAGGGCATGACAGAGACACAGAAAACCGCATTTACAAACGCAGGTTTCTTATCGCGTCTACCGACTTATATCAGCGAAATCTGGGCTAGCTGGGGTGCTATGGGACCTTGGATGGCAGCTGCAGCAGGTGTGTTTATTGCCTCTAAACTAGGCGGCGGAAGTCGCGAAAGCTACAACGGACCAAGCGGGGAAGACTTTCAAAAAGCTCAAGGTACTGGCCAAGCTTATGATGCTAGTGGTAATTTGACGGATACTGGATATGGCGTATTTGGTGATAGCTCACAAAAACTAGATTCTATCAACAAATCTTTAGAGATTTTAAATGATACGGCAGTAAAAGGTCTAGACTACGACAATAAGATGCTTAAAGCTCTTAATATGGTAGCTGAGTCAATTACAGGTGCAGCTACTCAACTATACTCAATCCCTGGGTTGCGTCAAGGTACTAACTTCGGTACCCTAGGTGGCACTACAAGTATTGCAGCAGGTGGATTAAGTGGTGCTTTAGACTCTATACTAGGTGGATTAACCGGAGGTATGCTGGGCGGTGTTGGTAGTAAGCTATTTGGCGGTGGCACTTCAGTAAGTGCTAGCGTAGATGCCGCAGGTATTCAGTTAAAAGGTACTTTTGAAAATGTAATGAACGATATTGCTGGTAGTATTACTCAGTATAAAGACATTTTAAAACAATTTGAACAAGATGGTGGTTGGTTTGGTAGTGATAGTAGCTGGACAGAACGTTACCGCGAAACACAATCAGTATCAGGTCAAATTACTGGCGCTATTGCAGATATATTTGTAAATGCAAAAGATATGTTTAAAACTGTAGGAGAAATATCTGGGGTTACTGCTGCTCAAGTAGATTCTGCGTTCAAAAACATGAGCATTAATACTGAAATTAACCTAAAAGGGCTAACTGGCGAGCAAGTAGTAACGGAACTAAATGCAGTTATATCAGTAGAGTTGAATAAGCTAACGGGTGTGCTGTTTGGTGCTTTCGATAAATTCAAAACTTTTGGCGAAGATTTATTAACTACTGTAATTCGTGTAATTGATACTAATACGAAGATTGCACAGATAATGAGCAATTTGGGTGTTATTGCAGATCTAAAAGGTGCGTTTGATATTACAGAAATACTTGCTAAAGCCGCAGGTGGTTTAGACAAGTTCATTGAACAAGCTAACTACTTTAACGAAAACTTCTATACAAGTGCAGAACAAGTAATCCCTACACAAAAGGCCGTAATCAAACAACTAGATGCGTTAGGTTTGTCTAGTGTAAATACTAAATCTCAGCTAAAATCAGTGGTACAAAGTTTAGACTTAACTACTCAATCCGGTCGAGATATGTATCAATCTATTATGGATTTAGCTCCAGGATTTGTTGAAGTAACGGACGCTATCATGGAACAGTCTACTGCATTATCAGATGCAGCCGGTAACTTCCGTGAATTTGCAAAAACCGTATCGAACTTTAGAGATAGTTTGTTAATTAGTGCAAGTTCTACAGCAACTCCTTTAGAGAAGTACGCTGAAGCAAAAATGCAATTTGAATCTACTTATACGGCAGCGTTAGGTGGTGATAAAGATGCAATGAGCAAGTTAACAGGCATATCGCAAACCTTCTTAGATATGTCGAAACAGTTCTACGCAAGTAGTGACCAGTATACTACTGATTTCAATACTGTTTTAGATAAACTAGAGTTTGCTTCGTTAAATGCTAGTGCTAGTGCTGATATAGCTCAGTTACAGTTGGATAATTTAAATATCCACACTACATTGTTAACTTCTATCAATGCTAACATTGCTTCTATCGCAGGAGTTCCTACAGCAGCTACAGGAGGTCGCGTAAGTGGTCTAACCTTAGTTGGTGAAAAAGGTCCTGAACTAGTAGACTTTACTACTCCTGGTCAAGTATACACAGCAGATCAAACTGCTGGTATGTTTACCGGTAGTAACGGAATGGGTCAAGCCATTGGCGCAATGGTTGGGGAAATTCAGCAATTACGTGCAGAAGTTAGCCAACTACGCAAAGACCAGCAAAAACAAACTGGTGATTTAATTATCAGTAATTACGATGCAAATAATAAAGCATCCGAAGCCATAGCAGCAGCAGTTGTTGACGCTTCCCAAGAACAAGCCTGGACAGCTCGTTCTCAGTCTCAAGTTAAGTAAGACAGATAAGGCCTAGAAATAGGCCTTATTCTTAATAGTTTAATGAGCTATTAAGAATAATAACAAAGGTTATAATACAATGAACAATTTTAAAACTTGGCTAAAAAAGTCAGCCGTTGCCAGAATATTACTAGTTCATATAGAAGATATGGGTGTAGTAGGCTCTACCAATAACGGACTATATTTATCTACTCACCCTATTACAGTTGCAGCTGGTATCGGTATAGAGTACTTACCAATCATAGAAGGTACAGTAAATATTCAGGAGTCTATTTCTTTAGAGTATTTGCCAACAGTAAATTACGGAGATATTGAAATAAATAACTCCAAGGGCGATTACGATAGTTGGATATCCGCTATATGGACAAACAAACGAGTAACTATTTATGTAGGAGAAAGATCTCCTGGGTACGACTATAACCAGCTTTATAATAACTTTGAGCCCGTATTTGTTGGTTATGTTGCCGACATAGACTCAAAAAGTCGTAGTAGGCTTAATATAAAAATACGAGACAACCTACAACCAGCAAACACTTCTATAAGTAGTGATCTTTTAGGTAACTACTATCAAGGTGAGATAGTTCCAACATACATATACAATAACACATATGCTAATAACCTAAAACCTATAGTTTTAGGCGAAGTTAATAATATAACACCACTACTTATAGACCCAAGTAGACTAGAGTATATGGTAAATAATACTGCTGTAGAATCTATTTTAGAAGTACGTGATAATGGAGTGCCTGTACAGTTTAGTCCTGTGTATGGTACTGGTAAGTTTATTCTTTTAAAAACACCTGTAGGTGCTGTTACATGTGCAGTACAAGGTACTAAAGAAGCAATAATTTTTGCACAGTTTCCTTGGTCAGGCGATCAAATAGGTGCTCAACCGCTATACGTTAATACTGCTGCAAGTATTATTGCAAGACTACTGTATAATAAGACAGGCATGCATTGGGGTTATTCCTTTGATTATAATAGTTTTACTACAGTATGCCAAGAGTCTGTTGGAGTGTATTTAACTTCTAGAGTTAACTTGCTATCTTTGTGCCAAGAAATAGCAAAGAGCTGCGGAGTAGTATTAACTACTACAAGAGAAGGGTACATGAAACTAGTTAAATTAGAAATAATTGATCAAAGTGCTTTGTTTGACCCTAATTCCCTTAATAATATTAGTGTTATTGAGGAAAAAGATACGCTATTTAATAGCTTACAGCTAACTAAAAAACTAGATGTAGTAGCAGGTGTAAAAATAGGTTATGCAAAAAACTGGACAGTACAGCCCGGCCTGCTAACCTCCATACCAGAACAACATAAAAGTCTATTAGGCACAGAGTGGCTAGAAGCAATAGCAAAAGATACTAATGTGGCTTCAACTTATAAAATTACTGTTGAGCCAGACTTGGAGACTAGTTACTTAATAAACTCTACAGAAGCTACAGAAGTTGCCAACGACAAACTCTCACTTGTTAAAAAACAGCGAAAAGTATTCTCACTAGTGTGTAGCACACAGTATATGTACTTACAGCCTGGAGATCCTATAATCTTATCAGCATCTAGGTATAATTTGAATAATAATAATATAGGTTCCACAGGTATAGTTATTTCCACTAAACCTGATTGGATACGTGGAACAATAGCGTTAGAGGTATTAGTATAATGGCAACAATAAAGAATAAAGTTAATGAATTGCTATACTCAGCTCCGGAGAGAATTACTGGAGCTACAGTAAAGCTATCTTCTGGGCCTAATACCGTATTGATTGTACCTAAAGGTGGTACCATGCCTATACCAGAAGTATTAACCGTTACGGCTAGTATGGCAGGATATACTCAGCCACAGTATAAATGGTTTGTAAGGTTTGATGATAATAGCGAGTTTATAGAGCAAATAGGGTATACTACAAACCCGTTTATTTATGGTAACTCTTGGTACACAGAATATAATACTTCCACAGTAGTACAGGTAAAAGTAGAAGTGTCAGAAGCCTCGGGGGTAGGTACCTACGGTGTGAACACTTCTAGTGATATTTTAGCTATACCTGTAATTAGAGAAGGTAACGACGGAGTTTCTATTAATAGTATAACATTAACGTTATATAAAAGAACTACTAATAACACAGCACCAGTATTAACTACTACTGGCAACGCAACTTATTCATTTACTACTAGTACAGTAGTAGGTCAGCCTAGTGGATGGACTCAGACAGTTCCAAGTAATTCAATAGGCCAATATTTGTGGTCTACTAGTATTAGGATTGCCAGTACTAGCAATAGTTACTCTTTTGCTAATATAAATTGGTCAAGCCCTGTTCAAGTAGCTTCTGACGGCATAACTGGTACAAATACTGCAATTATATACGCATACAAGCGTTCCGCAGATTTAGTGGTCGATAATCCTGGTGATATAGTATATAACTTTACATCTAACTCTATAACTAATACTGTACTGGCCAACGACTGGTCTAAGACTATACCTTCTGGTATGGATGCGTTATATGTTACAACTGTAACAGCTGCATCCAAAGAATCTACCGTTACTATAGCTCCAAGTCAGTGGTCCACGCCAGTAGTATTAGCCACCAGCGGTATTACTGTAGCTACAGTATATCTTTACATTAGAACCAATAGTTCAAGTAATCCACCTACATTAAACACGACAGGTAGCTGTACTTACACATTTTCTAACGGAGTATTATCTGGCTCTATTCCTAGCGGATGGACTCAACTGTTACCTGCAGTAGCCAGCGGCAGCGTATTGTGGGCAGTACAAGCAACAGCTTCAGGCTCTTCTAGTGTAGACACCATATTAAATAACGAGTGGAGTGCGCCTAGAGTATTATCTACTGGAGGTTCTAGAGGTAATAGACAGCTATACTCTAATAACGTTGGGCATACCTCTAATTTTGTATATTTAAATAATGCTGCAGGAGCAGATAGCTACGCAGCTAAAGCGGCTGCATTAATTTTATCAAGCACTACCGCAGAAGATGTTATACCTACTACTCCAGTAACAGGAGATATTGTAACGTTTACAAACGGTACTAATTATATATATACGATAGCTTATAATGCTAGTACTTCTGCGTGGGAGCCTCCAGGTACTGTTATTGACGGCACGCTACTAGTAACAGGCAGCGTTACCGCTGCAAAGATAGATAGTACAGGACTATCTATTAAAGACGCTAACGGTAATATTATACTTTCAGCAGGCGTACCTTTAAAATCCGCTAATTTAGACCCGTCTATTACAAGTAGCATTACTACTGCACAAACTCTGGCTACAAGTGCTGCTGCAACTGCAAGTACTGCACAAACAACAGCTACAGCCGCAGCAACAGCAGCAAGCAATAAATTAAGTAAATCAGGAACAGATACTTTAAGCGCCACCATTAGTGTTAATGCTGTAACAGGTGCAGGTTTCCGGGCCGGAGATTTAACGTGGAACTCTAGTGGTGTAAGAACAGGCGGAAAAGGGGTGGCTATGACTCCCGGAGGTATTACGAGTCATAATGGCGTTAGGACTACGTTTAACTTAGACGCAAGTACTGGAGACGCTACATTTGGTGGTGTAGCACAATCAGCAGACGGACTGTTTGTTATTGATTTTGTAAATAAGACCATTAAGATTACTACAATATAAGGAAGCAATATGGCACAAAATTTAAGAATGGTAACTAAAAACTTAGTTACCAGAGTAAACGGTTCAAGTACTGCAAAAAGTATGAACGACTATAAGTCTCAATACGACTCAGGTTTAATTTTTACAGTTAATTTAGATGGAGTAGTAGATCCCCAAAACCTAGCTGTAATAGTTTGTATAGCTGATGCGGTATCTGGAGACGTATCTATGACAGTAAAAGAAGGGCAAAGTGTAGTAGGTACTGGTACAGCCGTATTACCTTACGACATTAATTTAGTTAATACTGTTGGGTATACTGGTATTGGTTATGTAGTTGCGTATTTAAACAACACTAGTTATTCACCAACTTTAACTTTAGATTTTAGTAATCCAGGTAATAACCCTGTTAAAGTATCTAAAATAATTGTTGGTAATTACTGGAGCCCTAAGTATAATACTAACTATGGAGCTCAAGTGGGTATAACAGATTTAAGCACAGTAGAAAGACTACAGGGCGGAGATCAGTACGCAGTAGTGGGTCCTAGATATAAAAATATGCGTTTTGATTTACAATACGTTGATGAATCGGATAGAAATACTATATTTCAAATAGCTAAAAACGTTGGACGCTCTAATCCTATCTTTGTTTCATTATTTCCAAATGATTCAGATGGGCATAAGCGCCAAATGTACTCAATAGTTGGCAGAGTGGTAACTCCACCCAATATGACTAACACAATGTATAGCATGTACGCCACTTCTCTAGAAATAGAAGAAATATAACCATTATAATTGCTAGCATATAAGTAACTAGAGCTAAAAAAATAAACTACCCAGGCTAAAAACCTGGGTATTTTTTTGCATTGACAAATTAATGCTCCTGTGATATAATAGAACGAAATAATTCATGGGTATTCGATTTTTTCCGGCTCTTACCCTAAACCCGAGAAATTGTATAATATTCAAATTCACACTAAGACATATTAGCATACTGCTTAACAGTAAGGAGAAGTACTTAATGTCAGAAAATAACCCAGAGCAGCTTATTCAAGTATTAGGTATGTTATCGTTAGCAGTGGTTACCGCTTTTGTCGGTATTAGAAAATTGCTAAAAGATTGGAATACGGATAATGCAGAAACGTCTGTAATTAACATAATGCATGAAGAACTAGAAAGAATGTCTAAGCAGAATACGTTACTAGCTACTGAACTTAATAAGTTACAGTTAGAAATCGTTAGCTTAAACCGTGAGCTACACAAGCTTAATCTAGAAAATCAGCGCTTACAATTAGAAGTAGTTGCTCTTACACGAGAAGTAACAAGGCTTCAAACGATGCTACATACAGGAGATCTTAATGTCAGCACCAATTAAACTAAATTTAAAGATATATCAAGGCAGCACTTTTAAACAAGTACTACGTTGGGAATCGTCTACAAAAGTATACGTACCAATTACAGCTATTACAAAAAGTGCTCCCGTTGTTATTACTGCCGAAGCTCATGAAATCCCTTTGGGATGGAGAGCCCGTGTAACCAATGTTGCTGGTATGAAAGAAATCAATAACATTGACTATCAGACAGTAACATCAAAGACAGCAAATACTGTCACATTCAACCAAATTAATTCTCTAGGCTATTCCACTTATACCGGCGGTGGTGTACTAGAGTATAATAAGCCAGCATATTTAGACGGTTATACAGCTCGTATGCAGGTTCGTGAAAAATTAACCTCTTATGAAGTTATCCTAGAAGCTACTACTGAAAATGGTGGTATACTAATTGACCCAGTAGATAGTACTATTACTATCTACTTAACAGATGAAGATACAGCCGCATTAAACTTTACTCAAGCAGTGTATAGTTTAGAGGTAATTAAGAATGGTGAAACTACTCCATTCTTAGCAGGTTCTGTTACCCTACAACGTGAGGTGACGAGATAATGGACAGAATATTAATAGTTAACGATCAAGAAGCAGTATTAGTTAGTACTGATACTGCTCAAACTATAGTAACAGGATTAATGGGCCCTCCAGGCAGGGATAGTAGTAATACTATTTCCGAGTCCCAAGACGTGGATAATACTGAGCTAACAAACGGAGCAACTCTAGTATATAGAGCTAGCGATGCTAAGTGGAAAGCTACTAACTTGCTAGACAACCAGATACTAGAAGCTGGTCAATTTTAAAGGAATAAAACAATGGCATCTCTTATTAAGATCAAAAGATCGGAAGTATCAGGTAATCCAGCAGTACTAGGAGCAGGTGAATTAGCCTATTCTGGTTTAGCCGACAACGGCTCTAATGGTGGTGATCGCTTATACATCGGTATGGGTACAGAAACTGCAGGTAATGCAGTAAATCACGTAGTAATTGGTGGTAAGTATTTTACTGACCAAATTACTGCGGCAACAGACGCTAACACAGCGTCAACTTTAGTTAAGCGTGATAGTAGCGGTAATTTTACAGCAAATACTATTACAGCAGCTTTAGCAGGTAATGCAGCTACTGCTACTAAATGGCTAAATGCGCGTAGCATCAGTTTAACTGGTGACGCAACAGCTAGTTTTGCTAGCGTAGACGGAAGCTCAAACGTAACAACCGCAATTACATTAGCAACTGTAAATGCTAATATCGGTACTTACGGCAGCGCTAGTCTAATCCCTATCATTACAGTTAATGAAAAAGGTTTAGTTACAGCAGTATCAACAGCTTCTATTTCTACTAGCTTAAATATTGCTGGTACTATTGGTACTGATACAGTTCAACTAGGTACTGATACGCTAACATTTGAAGGTGGTACTGGCGTAGTAACTGAAATAAGCAATAACAAAGTTAACATCGCAATCGGTCAAGCAGTTGGCACTGAAGACGACGTAACGTTTAACAGCGTTACAGTTAATGGCTCGCTAAACAGTGACGACATTACGGCTTCTAATATCAGTATTGCAGGTAACGCTACCATCGTTGGTAACTTAACTGTACAAGGTACTACAACCACAATTAATTCTACTACAGTAGCTGTAGGCGACCTTAACATTGAACTAGCTAAAGACGCTACTAGTGCTGCAGGCGCTAATGGTGCTGGTTTAACGGTAATTGGACCAACAGTCCCTGCTGGATTTACATATTCAAGTACTGACGACCGTTGGAACATGAATAAACAGCTAAATGTTGAATTAGTACATGGTGATTTAGATGGTACTGCAACAAGTGCAAATAGATTAGCTACTGCACGTACACTAACTTTAAACGGCGATGCAACTGCTGCATTTACAGGGTTCAACGGAACTGCCGATATTACTACAGCTATTACTCTTGCAGCAAGCGGAGTTTCAGCAGGTACTTATGGCGCTAATGATTCAGTAGCTAGAGTTGTTGTGGACTCAAAAGGTCGCGTAACTAGCGCTGAAAACATCCTTATTAACATTAATGCTGCACAAGTAGTTCAAGGAACTTTAAATGCAGGTCGTTTACCTTCGTTTAGCGGAGACGTTACTTCAACAGTTGGCACTTCTGTACTATCTTTAGCTACAGTTAACGCTAACGTTGGTACTTTTGGTACTGGTGTTGTAATCCCTAGCATTACAGTTAACGCAAAAGGTCTAGTAACTGCAGTAGCAGAAACACTTATCCCAACTGCTACAAGCGTAGTAAAAGGTCTAGCAAGTTTCGACAGCACACAATTCTCTGTATCAGCCGGTGCAGTAAGCTTAAACGCAATCGACGGCGGAATTTACTAAAATACAAACGGGCTTCTATAAGCTTCAATTTCATCCTTATTAGGAACTACTATGTCATCAATTATATTAAAGAAAAGCTCCGTAGCTGGAAAAATACCTTTACCCTCAGATTTAGCTTATGGCGAAATCGCCTTAAACTATACAGACGGTGTTATCTACTATAAAAAAGCAGATAACACTATCGGTACTATTGGTATGGGTTCTGGCAGCAGCGGAGGTACTAGTGCTGTTCGTAGAATCTACGAAACAAGCTTAACACAAGGACAAACAACTGTACTTATACCTGATGGGTATACTGTAGGTTTAATTGACTTTGTTTTAAACGGTTCGCAACTATATACACAAGACTTTACAGCTAACGATGGATCTACAGTAGTTCTTGCAGTCCCAGCAGTGGCAACAGATATCGCCAGGTTCATTATATACGATCCTGTCGGTATCTCTAGTCCAGGCACTGCTAGCGGTGGTTTTGAACAATCTTTTTTATTAATGGGAGCCTAAAATGGCAACATCTACTTATAAAGTCTTAGGGCAAGTTAACCCTTCTGCAAATACTTTAACTACCTTATACACAGTACCTGCTGATACTTCTACAGTAGTAAGCACTATAGCTGTTTGTAATCAAGCAGAAAACGCCACAGCATTTAGATTGGCGGTTAGAGTTAATGGCGAATCTATAACTACTAAACAATATATTAACTACGATACACCACTACCAGGTAACGATACTATTACCTTAACTATTGGTATGACTTTGGCTGCCGGAGACGTAATAAGCGTATATACAGGCGCAGCTACAGTTAGTTTTAACGCATTTGGAAGCGAGGTAGCATAATGGGAGTTAGATCATCAAGTACTAGACGTACTTCTGCTGCTAGTGCTATCTCTGGGCAGATAGTAGCTATTAACACTCCTGCAGGCGGCGTAAGCGTAGCCGGAGGAAGAATCACAGCAAGCACACCCGTTAGCTTAGGTGTGGTAACTGCTGGACAAAGCTCGGCAGCTAGTGTTGTAGTCGCAACTACAGCACCTACGGTTACTAGTTTAATTATTACTGACAGCAGTTTCAATAACCTAGACGATACTGCTTTTGACGTTGGTGGTGGTTATGCTAAAATTATCGGTACCAATTTTAAAGCAGGTGCCTCAGCTTATGTTAACGGCCAAGCCTTAACAACCACTTTTACTAGTGCTAACGAATTACGCGTTGTAGTTCCAGCTAGCGCTATTGGTTCATATTCTTTAATGGTATTTAATACCGATGGTTCTGGTGCTATATACCTAGGCCTTGGCGTATCTAATTTACCTTCTTTTGTAACTGCTGCTGGTACACTTGGCACTTTCTACGAAACCACAAATATTGTTGCTAGTACAACAGCTACTGGCGACTCTCCAATTACATATACTTTGTACTCAGGATCCTTACCTCCTGGAGCGACATTGGCCGCAGACGGTACTATTACAGGCACTAGCCCAACCGAAGCTTCAAGTACAGTATATTCGTTTGTTATTAAAGCAACAGACCCTCAAAATCAAGATAGTTACAGAGCTTTCAGCATAACTATTAGTGCTGATGTAGTTACTTGGAATTCTCCTGCTCAAGGCACTATCAATTTAGATTCTACAGCAATTACTCCTGTAGTATTATCTGCTACAGCTGCTACTGGTAATGCAGTATCATATAGCGTTGATACCTTACCTGATGGGTTATCTTTTAACACAAATACAATTACCGGTACACCAACTACAGAAGGTGATACCGTTACTACTTTAACAGCTACTTCAGCAGTTACTAATCGTACTGCTACACGCACAGTAACTTGGTCAGTATCACTATCTGATATATACTTTAAGTATACTACGTTATTATTAAGTGGTGATACCGCTATTCCTAGTTTTACTAACGACGCAAGCCTGAACAATGCACAGTTGACTATTGTTGGCGATACAAAGCCTAGTAGTTTTAATCCATATGAAGAAGGTTACTATAGTTACTTTGGAGAAGGATCTTCTGCATCTTATTTATCTTTACCTACACGAACTGGCGGCTGGCTAACTTCTGGAAATAACTTTACAGTAGAAGCCTGGGTAAACATGTCAAAGTACCCACAAGCACACCCAGGATACAACGCAACTGTAGCGGGTACCGCAGGAAACTCAAATGGCTGGGAGTGGACTTTTAACGGCAGTACAGGAAGCAACTGTACTAGTTTAACCTTTGCTATGAAAGGTGTAGCAAGCGCTACATATACAGGAACCTTTTTAACCAATACGTGGTATCACATTGCGGCTGTTAGAAACGGGACTACCCTAACTGTTTATGTTAATGGAGTTGCAGGAGCAACCACAGCTACTTTAAATACTTGGACAGATAATGCTGATTTACGAATCGGGGCAGATACCGCTCCAAGTTACCCACTATATTTTTACGGTAATATTAGTAATTTTAGAATAGTTAGCAATACAGCGGTATATACTTCTACGTTTACGCCACCTACCGGACCATTAACTGCAATTACAAATACATTAGTACTTGCATGTCAGTCTAATAGATTCATTGATAATTCAAGCAACAACTTTGTAATTACCAAAAATGGCGACGCTAAAGTAAGTTCAGCAATGCCATTTACTAACCCAACAATTGTAGCATATAATACACAGTATAGTACAAAATTTGATGGCACTGGAGATTACTTAACTACTGCGGCAAATACAGCATTAGATATGGGAACTGGTGATTTTACTATTGAATGTTTTGTAAATACTAAAGGTTACGCTGGAAGTCAGTATGGTCGTGGTATATTTGCACTGTACCCTAGTGGTAACTATAATAACCGATTGATTGTAAGACATACTACCGCAGACAATCGTTTAAATTTTTACGGTGCTGCTGGAGGTAATCCGTATCTTGGAACTTCGGGTACTGATGGAACGACTGCATTAGTTGCTGGTACTTGGAATCATATAGCAGTAGTAAGACAATCTGGAGTATTTAGATTGTATATTAATGGCGTACAAGATATTGTTATTTCTAATCAGACCGGAGTTTCATTAGCATCTTCTAACTGTTTTGACATTGGTAGAACTCAAGAAGGTTCTATTCCTGATTGGAATGGTCTAATTTCTAACTTTAGGGTTATTAAGGGTACTTGTTTGTATCCAAACGGTACAACATTCACTAAACCATCAACAACCTTAACCGCAGTTGCAGGTACAAGTTTGTTAACTTGTCAAGATAGCAGAGTAAAAGATAATAGTTCAACCGCACTTGCTATTACAGTTGGCAACCAAGCCCAACCTATAGCATTAAGCCCATTCACAATGACAACTAGTTCGACTACAGTAACTAGTTTAGGTTCAACGTATTTTGACGGTACTGGAGACTATTTAACGCTGCCACACAATAAATCTTTGTATTTAGAATCAGGTGATTTTACCATAGAGTTTTGGTATAACTCTAGCATTGCGTTTAATACTGGCTACGGTCCTTGTATTGGCTTTGGGTATAAAAATACTCCTACTGGTGGTTGGGTAATTTATCGTAATACAGTATTAAATACCAATAGTATAACAATTCGTGTAGCAGGACAAGGCGGCGCTGGAATGGTTGACTTTTCTACAACTTCAACAGTAGAAAAGGACGTGTGGAACCATTGGGCAGTAGTTCGTAGCGGCACTTCATTGAAGTGGTATAAAAACGGCGTATTAGATGCTAGCACCACTAACTCTGTAAATATAACTGATACTGACTCTACTACCCTAGGCTATGTTGGGTATGCTCAGCAATGGGGTTATGCCGCACAAGGGTATTTAGCAGATGTGCGCGTAGTTAAAGGTACAGCAATATATACTAGCAACTTCTTGCCACCACAATTACCACTAACACCAATAGTTAATACTAAACTATTAACTTGTCAATATAATGGTGCAGGAAACAACAACGGATTCGTTGACCAATCATGTTTTAACAATATTATTACCAGAAACGGTAATGTCACACAAGGCACATTTAGTCCTTACAGTCAAACTGGTTGGAGCACGTATTTTAATCGTAGTAGGATAGATTCAACACTAACTGGTAAGTCTCCAGGTACTGGTTCATTTACATACGAATTTTTCTTCAATGTAGCGGTTAAAGATGCAGCTATTGCTAACGTTGCAGCATTGTTTAGTACACGAGGTGGCGGTACAGGTGCAGACGGTTTTGACGTTGAAATAACAACTGCCGGAGCAGTTCTTATAGGAACTTCCGGATCTACATTATTTACCTCAAGCTCCGGGCTAGTAAATAATGGGACATGGTACCATTTGGCAATAGTCAGAAATGGCTCAACAAACTGGACAGTTTATTTAAACGGAAGTTCAATTGGAACACTAAGTAATGCAACTAACTTTACTTCTGTTAACTTGTACCTTGGAGTGTTTGGTGGTGCTAGTCAAGACTGGTTTAAGGGTTATATAAGTAATTTCAGGTACACTCGTGATGCAGTTTATACCTCAAATTTTACTCCGTCAACAGTTCCGCTTACTGCAATAACCAATACTGAATTTTTAGGCTTCCAATCAAACGCCCATAAAGATAATTCAGCCAATAACTTCGCGGTTACTCCAGTTGCTCTAAACGGATCCTCAAGTATTCAAGCTTATTCGCCATTTGGTAGTGTACGTGCTGTGCCTGCTGGATACAGTTATAGTTTGAATACTGGTAACGTTGAGGGGTGTGTATATTACCCAGACAAGCCAGCATTAAGAATTGGTACAAATCAATTTACTATGGAATGTTGGGTTAATTTAACTCAATGGGTTAATGGTTCCGCAATTATTGCTACAAAACGAGCATACAACTCTACTGGTACTGGTTCTTGGATTTTCTATATTGGTACTAACGGTGCGGTATCGTTTGACCAACTACAAACTCCTGCAACAGTTATTACAACCGCAGCAGGTGCAGTAACTACAGGATCGTGGTATCATATTGCCTTGACTAGAGATAGTAGCAACGTTATGCGAATTTATATCAACGGTGTAAATAGCGGAACAACAGCCCCAACTAGTACCTTTAACTTTAGTAGTACTGAGGCTCTGTATGTAGGAAAAAATAACGATAGCGGAAATTATAAATTCATTGGCAGAATGTCTAACTTTAGATTAGTAAATGGCACTGCGCTGTATACTGAGCCTTCTAATATCACAATACCAACGGCTGCGCTAACTGCAATAAATAATACAGCATTGCTTACTTACCATTCAAATACAGTTGAAGATGGTTCTATTAATAACTTTGTGCCCGTGGTTATTGGGCCTGGCGTATTAACGGCTTCAACTATTAATCCATTTGGTACTATTACAAATAGTGCTGTATACACACCGAGTGTTAATGGTGGTTCAATGTATTTTGATGGAACTGATGATTATTTAACCGCAGTAAACTCAAGATCATTCGACTTGAGTTCCGGTCCTTGGACTATTGAATGTTGGTTTTATCAGTTTGCTGGAAAAACCGTACAGTTATTTAGTGTGGGTGCGGCAGCATGGAGACTTGACGTTTCATCTACCGGTATGGTAAGTTTTGTTTTCAACAACGGCTCTAGTGTAGGATCTACGGTTACTACTGCAAAATTGAACTCATGGAATCATGTAGCACAAACATTTAATGCTGATGGAACTACTACAGCAACTAAACTATTTCTTAACGGTAAGTTAGAATTTGCAGGACAATACGTACCTAGTGCTAATACTACTAGTTTATTTTATGTTGGCAGAAATCCTGATGCGTCTGGCGCTTGGGACTTTAATGGCTATATATCAGATATAGCCATTACAAAAGGTATTAGTAAATACAATGCAAATTTTGTGCCACCAGTAACTGCAATATCTACAACCCCAAACACTGCGTTCTTGTTAACAGGTACTAATGGGGGTATCCTTGATGCTCATGGAAGCAACAATTTAGAAACTGTTGGTAATGTGCAGCTTGCGCCGGAAACTCCGTACAGTGGTAATTATTATAGTAGCTACTTTGACGGTACTGGAGATCGTTTAACGTTTACCGGAGGTACGCCGTTCAATTTCGGGTCAGATGACTTCACAATCGAAGCATGGGTCAACCCACAAAGTTTCGGTAATCTTGGTCTTGTGTTCTTTAGTAACTTTGTACCAAGCGGTGTTCGATTTGTTCTATATTTAGGTTCCGCAGGGATTGGAATAGACTCCGGAGGGCAGTTTACTACTTCAGGAACAACTACTTGCTCTCTCGGCACATGGTATCATTGCGCAGTAGTTAAGTCTGGCACTTCTATCAAGACATTTGTCAATGGAATACAAGTTTCTACTGCTACTTCTCCAGCAACGTACTGGGTAACAGCAAATACTAGTGTAACAGTTGGTGATTATATTGATGATTATAGTACTGGATATGGGTATATTTCTAATTTACGAGTAGTTAAAGGTCAAGCACTGTACAGTGGAGCCTTTACTCCTAGTACTAGTCCACTAACCTCTACTTCAGTAGGGTCTACCGGTCCTGGTGCAGCAGCAAGTGTTACTGGAACAGTTTCTTTATTGACCTGCCAATCTAATAAATTTATTGACAATAGCTCTAATAATGCACTACCTACAGTATCTGGCAACCCGGCTGTAAAATCAATGAACCCATTCCAACAAAACACTGGAAATAGTTTGTACTTTGATGGCACTGGTGATTACATAGCAAACTATACCGGAGCGGTAAATTTGGTAGACGATAAGTTCATACTACAAAAAGATTTCACAATTGAATTATGGGCTTATGGTACTGTTAACAATAGTGTATTCGTTTCGCTTGGTAACGAGAATTCCGGTCGGTTCACGTTTTTTACTAATACTAGTAATCAACTAGCATATGATATCTATTTGGTAGGGACAACAACTTTTACTAATAAAGTAGTACCTCTAGGTCAGTGGAATCACATAGCGTTAGTACGCTCTGGTTCTACAATTACTGCTTATGTAAATGGAACCTCAGCTGGAACAGCATCTCAAGCAGCAGTTTTAGGGAACGGACCTCTTTCAATTGGTGTCAATGCTAATCGTTCAGCCAACTTCTGGAACGGGTACATCAAAGACCTAAGAATCACCAAAGGCGTAGCGCGCTATACATCGGACTTTACTGCTCCAAGCAAGTTAAAAGCTCTATAATAATAACCCGGGCTGTCATGGCCCGGGCTATTTTAAAATAAGGAAATTAAATGACAAAAGCAAGAACTCTTAGTAGTTTAGCAAGTGCTGGAGCTTTAGACTATATAGGTACTGTAAAGTCTTTAGTTGCAGGTACCGGTCTAACTGGCGGTACAATTACAACAACCGGTACTATTAGTTTAGCTAATACTACCGTAACAGCCGGCAGCTATACAGCTGCAAATATTACTATTGATGCTCAAGGACGAATTACTTCGGCCACTAGCGGCACTGCAGTAGCTGCCGCAACTGCTACTGCACGCGGTACTTTGTATGGTACTGAAGATGTATTTGCATATTCAAACTCTATAGGATATGGTAGTGCTCCTGCAAGCTACTCCGTAGCTATTGGATATAGCAGTATATCTTCTGGAGCAAATTTCTCGGTATCAGCAGGGTATAATTCCTCGGTAGATAGCGGTTCTGGCTACTCTATAGCACTAGGCAGTAATGCTAAAGTAAGGAGTGGAACAAATTCTGTAGTAATAGGTGCCGGCAGTAATATTGCCTCCGGAGGAAGCTCTGGTAATATGGTACTTCTAGGTGCCGGTGTAGTTGCTGGCTACGGATCTTATAACTCTATTGTAATAGGTCAAAATGCTAGGCTTGGCAATTATGCTCCTAACGCTATTATTCTAGAAGCAACAGGCAGCAGTACTACTTACGGGTCAGGGTTTTATGTTAACCCTATTACTCAAGCAAATACTTCGTATACTTTATTCTACAATCCTACTACGAAAAAAGTTACCTACGATTCGGCTCCTGGCGGTAGTAGTTTATATGTATATGACGATAGTAATCTATTAACTACTGCAGCTAGTACTATTAACTTTGTCGGAAACGGCGTCACTGCAACTTCTAGTGGTGGGTCAGTTACTGTAGAAGTAGCCGGCGGCTCTAACTTAGATGGATTATCTGACGTAGTGTTGACTAGCCCTACAACCGGTCAACTACTACAATACAATGGAACTAACTGGGTAAACGCAACTGTAAGTACTGGAGGTACAACAGAAGAAACTACTATTACTACAGCTACAAGACTAGCTCCAATGTATGTTAATCAGTTCAACAGTTCTTACGTTAGAATAGGTACTGATTCGCCCGCTAAAGCAACACATATTAAAGACGCTATTGTAGCAGCGGCGTCCGTTGCCTCTTCTGGTGGTCAACAAGTTATAGTAGAGATTATATATAATAATACAATTTTTAGTTTAGCTTTAGATTCAAATGCTAGTAGCTACGTTACTATATTTAATTCTGATGCTGTAAATATACAGAACTATCAAGTCAACTCTTTCTCACAAAATGACTCTAGACCTGCTGGAATTTACGTAACCTTATCACCATCCCAGTACAACCAAATAGCTGCAAAAACTTTATCGTTTACGTTTTTAGGCAGTGCCAGTACATTAGGAACAGTTTTTACTACTAATAAGCCTTACGGTGTGTATTACACACCCAGCAACTTCGGACAACCAGTAGGTAGCCTAGGCCCTACTACCTCTCCTAGTACAACTCCTGAAATTATAAATGTTGTGGCTACAGGACAAACTCTAGATGTAGTATTTGCTAATAATGTTGTAACTATTACAGGTGTATCAGGTACAAGCAGTCAATTCATAACATTTGTTTTAGGTATGACTAGCATTACTAGTGGTGGTGGTGGTGGTGCTACCGAATCCGTGGTAACTGTAGAAACACCTAGTAATTTTAACGGACAATTTACTGCACAACCAAATACAACAGGTTCTCGTGGGTACGTGTTCGTAAATAACTGGGATGGGGGCCTTAACTCCTTATCTTCAAACAGTCCAACTAACTGGGGCGTAGTACAAGGTAGTACACAGTGGCTATACTCACAAGCAGCTAATCCAACCACGGGGGTTTCTATTAGTTGGGACCCTATTTGGTATGGATCTTTTACAGCTGTAAAGATTCAGGGTGTTGACGGAGGCGGCGTTAATTCTCCTAATAGACACGTGATCTATCAACAAACTATTTATGGGTATAATAATGGTATATACTGGCCTCCACAACAAAACTGGGCACAAAACTATCAAATGTATTCCGGCGGAGTAGCCGCTTATGCAGTTGTACTTGCTGCTAATAATAGCCCACTAGCTAGTTGGATGCAATCAGTAACGGTTAACTCTACCTATACTAATATGGTAGATATTACCATAGGCACTACCGGACCTATATCAGCAGTTGGTAACACGGACTTTAAGTATATGGTACTACGTATAAAACCCGAAGCATTTAATTCTGGTAATTTAGGTAATGCTCCTTTATTTACATTTTCCGGCCCTCCTAGTGACATACCACTAAACTGGGTAATTGCAGGTATACAATAATGACTACACAAATAACATTTTACATACTAAATACTGATACTTCTCCTACGTATAACTTTCTTTATGTAGGCAGCTTTATTAATGGAGATACTGTATCTGAAGCTAACTATGAGGAATTAGGTTTAACGCCTATTACCTTTACAGAGCAACCAGAAGGTCGAGTACGTGCACAAGCTACAAAAGTTGATGGTACATGGACTGGTAGTTGGCAAGAAGTAACTGACTGGGTATTGGAAACAGAAGCTAAAGCGCAGCAGGTACGTCGCCAACGCGACAACAGGCTGGCAGCTAGCGACTGGACTCAAGTTTCGGATGCTCCAGTAGATAAACAAGCTTGGGCTGTTTACAGACAAGCTTTACGCGACGTTTCAGACCAAGCAGGGTTTCCAAACCAGATTACTTGGCCTCTTAAACCAGCTTAATAAACCGCACAGGCCAGTAACCCTGGCCTGTGTTCAAAGGAAGATTAATGTTTTGGATTTTTAAAATTTTTCCAGACTGGTTATTCTACGCAATACTTTTAACAGGACTACTAGTCTTCTTTGCTAGTTACCTAAAGTCACTACGAATGTATGACTTAATGTTAAAAAGTTCAGGTTTACTAACCATAGTCTCAGGAATTTTTCTTCTTGGTATGTTATACGCAGATAATACTTGGAAACAAGCAGCTCTAGTCCTACAAGCTAAAGCTGATGTTATTGCTGTTGAATCAAAAAACGTAAGTACTAATATTGACAAAGACTTAGCTGTTAAAAAACAATTAAGTAAAGATAAGGTATTAACAATTACTGAATACATTGACAGCAAAGTAAAAACTACCTGCGAGCTACCACAAGAAGTACTAAATGCACACAATAAGGCCACAAAATGAAATACTTAGTACTAATTTTAGCCCTAACCTTATCTGCATGTACAACTGTAGTGCCAGTAACCACCAAGTTTCCTGAACAGCCCACAGAACTAAAAGAAATGTGCGCTCCTTTAAAAGAAGCTACTTCTACACAAGTTACTGAGTTCACGAAAACTGTAGTTACTAACTACCAACAATATCACGACTGTAGCGACAAAGTAACTGCGTGGCAGACATGGTACAATAAACAAAAGCAACTTTATGAGGAGCTTAATAAGTGACACTAACACTTAATCAATTAAAACAAATTATACCAAAAAATCCTTATGTGGATCACTGGTACGAAGCCTTGGTACAACTACTTGACGAATATCAAATTGATACTCCACAACGTCAAGCAGCGTTTTTGGCGCAGTGTGCGCACGAATCGGGCGGCTTCACCGCTATCAAAGAAAATTTAAACTATCGTGCGCAAACACTGCGTAAGGTATTTCCTAAGTATTTTCCAACGGATGATATTGCAGCGCAGTACGCAGGTCACCAAGAAGCTATTGCTAATCGAGTTTATGCTAACCGCATGGGCAACGGCGATGAGGCGTCTGGCGATGGTTATCGTTACTGTGGCAGAGGTCTTATACAGTTAACTGGTAAAGACAACTACCAATGGTTTGCTGATTCGCTAGGGATTTCACCAGAAGAAGCTTCGGAGTATATGGCTACTTTTGAAGGAGCTTGTCAGTCAGCTTGCTGGTTCTGGGAAACCAATAACCTAAACCAATTTGCTGATCGTGGAGATATTTTAACCATGACCAAACGCATTAATGGCGGAACTATCGGCCTAGAAGACCGTAAAAAACACTACGAACACGCCCTACACATTCTAGGAGCTTAATACAAGGAGGTTAAATGGATCCATTAACCCTCTTTGCACTAGCAAATGGAGCTGTATCCGCTGTAAAAGCAGGATGTAAGCTATATAAGGATATTAAAGGTGCTGCTGGAGAAGTCAAAGAAGTTTTAAAAGACTTAGACAACCAGTTTAAGACTATCCATAAAGATAAACCTCCTAGCCCAGAAGCTAAAAAGCAGTTCCAAGAAGAAAAAGCTCGCATTGTTGAGTTAAATCAAAAAGACCCTGGCGATGTTTACTCTACAATCGGTGAACAGCTAGGCGTTTACTTTGAGAACCGCGCTAAATGTATTGCTATCTGGGAAGAAGAAGAACGTAGAGCTTCAGAAGTTTATCAAGGAGGTGCTTCTATTGGTAAACGAGCTTTAGAACGTGTTTTAATGCGTAAAAAGCTAGAGCAAATGGAAGTAGACTTACGAGAACTAATGGTGTATCAAAGTCCTCCTGAGCTTGGCGGACTGTATAACGAAGTGTTCGAAATGATGACTAAAATCACAGCCGAACAGTCTAAAGCTATTGCCAAGCAAATGCGTTTAGCTCATGCCAAGGAACTGCAACGTAAGCGTGAACTAAATCAACTATACGTAGATATAGGCATGGGCATAACAGCCTTAATACTAGCAGCTTCTTTAGGATTATCTATGGCTTATGTAGTAGAAGACAGAATCAAAAAATACCCTCAGTATGGCACTAATTGGATACCTAGAACAGAGGAGCAGCGACGTAAAGATGCTGAGCCGGTTGTTTACATAGGCAGATAATATTAACAAGAAAAGGATCTTCAATGGCAGAAGAACTAAAGCCTGAAGAACAGGCACAAGAAGATTGGATCACCAAAAAATGGCGTCCAATGATGGCAATGATGTATATGTGCGTATGTGCGTGTGACTTTATTTTATTTCCTATTATGTGGACAATTGTTCAGTTCTGGGAAAACGAAGCAGTTAATGACGCTTTTCGTCAGTGGGCTCCACTAACCCTGCAAGGCGGTGGTTTATTTCATATGGCTATGGGTGCTGTACTTGGTATTAGTGCTTGGAGTCGCGGACAAGAAAAAATGGCTGGAGCAGCAACTACTCCACCACAGCCTCAAGCACTACAGCAAGGCCTAAACGGTACTACAGCACAGGACATTCCTACTGCACCAACTCAACCAAGAGTTCAAGCGCCTCAAGCAGGCTTCAATGGTAAACTGGCACCTCCGCCAGCACCTCAACCACCACTATAATATGAAAAATTTATTTTTAGCTTTAATTTTTTCCAGTTTTGTAATCACGGCACAAGCAGCCGAAACTAAACGGATTTGTCACGATAGCACAAACCCACAAACAAAGAGAGTCACTCAGGTTTGTAAAGAAGTAAAGCAACACAAAAAACTTGAAGGTACGAAGGTACCGGAGAAAAAATCTAAGTAATTAGGCATCAATCATGGCATGCTTAAAAATAGGTTTGCCATGATTTTATATTTATTGTATAATCATTGTAGCATAAGACTACAACTTAACTAACTCTAGGAACTAAATGGCAACTTCCTCAGGTAAAAAAGCTCGCAGAGCTGCTCAACAACAAAAGACTCAACCAATGGATACAGTAGCTAAACCTATTGGATTCACAGAAGTAAGGGCTCTAAATGAAATCCAACAAGATTACTTAGACGCCATTAACGAAAATGAAGTAATTTTTGGTGTTGGGTCCGCAGGTACTGGTAAAACGTTTGTTGCTGCATCATACGCAGCTTCGCAACTATACCATCGTAAAGTAAATAAAATTATTCTAACTCGTCCTAACGTAGAAACTGGTCGTGGACTTGGCTTCCTGCCTGGCGAATTAGAAGAGAAGTATGCCCCATACTTAGACCCTTTTGACCAAGTATTTAAAAAATGCTTAGGCTCAGGATTTTATGAGTATGCACTAAAGACAAAAGCAATCGAACCTAAACCGCTAGGGTTTATGCGAGGTGCATCATTTGAAAACGCTATTATTTTAGTAGACGAAGTTCAAAACATGACCAAAGCAGAATTCAAAATGCTGTTAACTCGTATTGGTAAGAACTGTAAGCTAATACTTTCAGGCGACCCAGAACAGTGCGATATTACAGATAGCGGCCTAAAAGACGCCATTTACCGTCTAGAATATCTAGACGGTATTGAGGTTGTTCGATTTATGGATGCAGACATTGTACGTAGTAAAATGTGTAAACAAATTATTATTGCTTACAAAGATTAAAAGTAAAAAAAGAAAAAGCCCCGTTGATTGCTCAACGGGGCTTTTTTGTTTTTAAATAATATTCCAGCTAGTGCCATCAAATATAACCATAACAGCATCCTGAGCACCAAGTACTTTAGTTGCAGCTGTGTTTATTTGTTGTCCACTAGTTCCTGTTACAGTTATATTTCCTGTATGCTGATTTTTAACAACATAAACTTTACCTAGTGTTCCAGTAGGTAAAGTTATTGTTATATTGTTAATCGTAGCACCAATATAATAATCACTATCAAGTACTGTATAGTCTACAGCAGTAAGATGAACTGCGTATATGTTACTAACGCTACCTGTTGAAGATAATACTCCCTGTGGAGTAATAGACAAACCACTGCCTACTCGAATTACGCCAAGACTGTTAGCAGTTGCAATTTCGCAATCTAAGGTAACTGGAATAATACCTGCAGGTGCAAGTGCCGAAGGAGGAGGATTTTGCACTAAAGCTGTTCCTGCCAAAACAGTTTGGGGTTGTCTGTTATAGCTCATATTATAGAATCTTCCACTCAACGCCTGAGTAAACTAGTGTTAATGCTCCGTAAGGTGCATTGATAGTAGCTGTAGCAGCTCCATCAATAGTTCCTGCTGCAGGAGTGATAGTAATAGGTGTTGCAGGCGCTGCTAAACCTAGACCGTCCTTGATATAGAATAGTTGTCCTGTAACGCCGGCAGGTAAGTTAACCGCTACAGCTACTGGACCAGGTACTTCTACCGATACTACATCATCAGCGTTAGTGACTGCGACCGGAGTAGCAACAGCTATTCGCACTGCTTGAACAGGACTACCAGTTGCGCTGATAGTAATTGTATTAGCTCCGGTACCCGTAGTAGGTGTTACGGTAATATTGGTACCTGCTAAGATTGAGGTTGGGTTGTTTGTGTATGACATGAAGTCTCCTTAATTAAATTTGAGTTACGACAATTTTTACGCTTGGAGTAGCCGGTCGTGTCGGCGTTACTTGAGCAGCTGTGGGTAGTAATCGCATTGCAATATCTGGGCTACTCCACTTTATTTGTACAAAATCACCAGCAACAGCAGTAATTAAAAAGATGCCTGTACGATACCCAGCATTACCTCCTGTATCTACCAACGTAACCTCTATGTTAGAGTTTGGTACATTAACACCATTTTGTGATAGCCAAATACTGATAGGGTCTGTACCACCATCGGTTTTGCTAATTTGCATAGTCATTGTAATAGTGTAAACACCTGTATTAGCAAAAGTAATTTGATTGCCTGCTACAATGCTTACACCGTTAGCTGATTCAGTTGTATTAAATGCTGTATTATTTCCTGTGTTAATTACAGGGTTTGTTTGTAGTGTAGAGTCAGAAAAATATCCGTACCAGTTAGGTATTTTATCTACCGTTCCGTTTGTTACTGATAGTCCAGTTCCCACTTTTAGTATACCAAAGTTTGTAGCTGTTGCTAGTGGGGATCTGTAACTCATACAATATTCCATTCTGTGCCGTTAAACACTAAAGTAATACTACCGTAGTCAGTATTGATTAAAGCACTTACGGATCCATCAATATTTGTTGCGGCTGTAACAATAATAGAGTTTGTTGAGGCATTTCCGCTTAAGTCTTTGATAATAAATACTGTTCCTACAGGAGCTATAGGTAATACTACGCTTGATGGCGCTGCCACGTTAACGCCAATAAAGTAATCGGCTAAGGTAGCCAAATACGGTGTTGTAGTTACAATAGTAACGGGTACTAAACCAGGTGTGCCGGCAGGGCCTTGTGGGCCTGCAGGACCTTGCGGACCAGCTGGCCCCGGAGGGCCAGGAGGGCCTACTATTATAGAGCTGTTAATAAATAAGTCATTATCGCTACAAAATGGTGCAAATGGTACCAGGGGTAGTAGGGGCGATATAGTTTGTGTTTGATACATATTATGCTTTCATACTAGCGTATAACATCCAGCCGTGTTTACGGTGTTGGTCCATACGTTCTGATAAAAAATTGGATAAACCATGCTCTTGCATTGCTTCAGCTTTAGTATACGCAGAAATTAAGTCTGTATTGATTTTACCATTAGCTAAATACAGGTTCTGTATCATTTCATATGGCGTATGTTGCTCCATAATAGGCTCACCTATAATACTAGATAAGTTATGTAGTTCCATAAGTGTAGCAGGAGCGTAGCCTCGTATGCTTCTAATCTGCTCTGCAAATACGTCAATTTTTGAGTCTACTTCGCTATATACTTTACCAAATAAATCATGGTATTCTAAAAAGTCTGGACCTTCGACATTCCAGTGGTAGCACGCAGCCACTAAAGAAAACGCAAACGTAGTGGCAAAAGCCTTCTTTGTTAGTTCTTGTAATTCTTCTAAATCTGTCATTCGTTTCTCCTAAAGAAAAAAGCCCCACAACCTGTGGTTGCAGGGCTTACAATTTACCAAAAAATATTAACGAATGTTAGTGTTGGTATTTGTTGGGCTAGCTGTTAGCGTTCCGCTACCAACGTTGATTGCTTCGTTAGTTGAACGAATGCTTTGACCTAAACCGTAGATTAGGTTAGCAAGTTGACCAAACTGGGCTTGTTGCTGTTGTTGCTGTTGCATCTGATTGATGTTGTTAGTAGTAGTAATTTCTACACCACGAGTAGCAGCACCAATGTTTTGCTGGCTACGTAACTCGATTAGAGCAGCATTAGCTTCTTGTAGTTGACGAGTTAGATTTTGTTCGTACTGTGCTGTAATTAGAGCACGAGTTTTTTCACCATCGTTAGAAATATTCTGTGATATAACATAACGGTTTTCCATGATGTTTTGGTTAGTCTGAGCAGCTGTACTCATAACAGCTTCTTTAACTCCCTCAACACGAGCTGCTAGAGCTTGGGTAATGCTGTTTAATTGTCCAGTAATACCTAGTGTTTGAGTAGCTTGTGAAGCTTCCATAGTTGCTGTTGAAACTGCAACGGATTTATCTACTGCACCAATGCCGGCCATTAAGTCCATATTTGCTTGGTTTTGTTCTGGAGGATTACGTAAAACTGCGCCGCCTACTCCGCCTTCGTTGCCGAATAAACCTCCGTTGCCGTTGCGTAGTAAGCTTCCTAAGATTAATCCACCGATTAATCCGCCGCCACTGCCAAAACCTAGACCGCCGTCTCCACTGCCGCCGCCCATAATCATACTTGGTGTCATAATTTCTGCCATAGTTTTTCCTTCTGTACCTTGGGTACTTGTTGTTGCGTCTGTTGCAACTTGTTTAATTTGTTTTGCTAACTTTTCGTAGTATTTACGAGCTTGGTCAGCCTGCTGATTTAGCGCACTCATTAGATCATCACTAACCGCTTTTGCCATTTCTGGGTCTACTGTGGTTACTGGTGTTTCTGCTGGTACGCCTTCAATTGTATCCGCCATGATAATCCTTGGGATATAAATGATAATGCGTATCACGCGCAGTCAAATTTTTTCGACTTAGATAATTATAACACTTTTGCTATATCTGGTCAATAAGAGCTTTCAGGGTTCCTGGAGCATAAATGCTAGCTGGCATAAATGCTGCAGGAACAGGATACAACTATAGAAAAAGAATTATGTTCCGGAAATGAAAAAAGCCCCGTAGATTTCTCTACGGGGCTTTTTTGTTGGCTGAATTTTATTCGGCTACTGGATTAGCGGCTTCTTGCTCGGCAGCTTGCATTGCTGCAATTTGTGCTTGAGCTTGAGTTTTAATCTTTTCGCTTAGAGGGTTGCAGATTTTACCTGGCAACTCTTGTAAAGCTGCTAAGATAATATTAGCTTCTTCTAAGTTTAGTTCAAAGTTGAAGGTTGGGTTTGGGTTTACTTCTTGTGTCATAATTTTACTTGATAGGGCATGCGCCGGTTGCACATTCAGCATCCGTGATTTCATCGAAGCTGTTTGTATTGTTTAAGTCTACTTCACCAAGTGTTTTCACATACTCTTGGTAATCTTGTTGTGTTACTACTTCTTGAGGAAGGTATAAGTAACCCAAGTCTTTAGCCGTTTTAGTAGGATCAGTTCTGTAGATGAAAGAAACACCTACATAACAATCCCAATTCTCTAGAAGCCAGTCAATAATTGCAGGCACTTCACTAGGATCGTAACTAATAGTTACTGAAGTATTTTGTTGATTCCACGAAGTCTGTAAGAGCTTATAACGCTCTAGCTGAACAATTGCGGACTCAATATTAACTTCTTTACCATCAACCTCGTCGAAAGGTACTCCGTCCCACATCACAGGGAATGTTACCAATACTCCACTATCATCCACAGGGTGGTTGATAACACGATAGCCAGCGTCACGAAGCTTCTCCACGACTGGGTCATGCTTGCTAAACTGCACATTGTTGAAGATGTACTTTCCAAGTGGTTTGTGTACTCCTTCGGTCGTATCCATAATTTTGGACAGTGTGCCAGACGGCTTAATACAAGTAACGTTTTTAGGTGCTGGTAAGCCCAATTCGTTAGCCATACCAATAGCAGCACCAGTAGCAGTACGCTTAAGATACTCATAGTCATAACTTCCCATGTCTGGACGCATAGCGATACCAGTTAAACCTACTCCGCATAAGCGCAAGAAGTAGTTATTTAAATGCCAAGATTCTTGCAAGATACCGTCATTTAAGTCTACGCAAGTCTGACGGTAGTTAGCACGAGCAGCTAAACGAATAGCTGCGTGTAAGCCAGCAGTATCACCTTTAAATTTAGCAATATCGGTTTCTGTTAAGTTACAGAAAGCCTTATTACCTAACAAGATCTCTACACATGGGTTAGCACCTTTAAACCAAGGAGCACGACGTAGAGCTTCTACTTCGTTAATAAATCCTGGCTCTGAACCGCCTGCTTTAATCATCATCGCAAAGATTTTTTCTAAGTCTGATTTTAAAGGAGTCTTTTTAAACACTAAAGAGTTATTAGACTGTGTACGGTGTGCATTATTGTGCAACCACCAATCTTTTTTGGCTACCGCAAACTCTTGCCACTCTGGTTGATCGTAATCGAAAAGAGCAATTTCAGCGCTTCGGCGGCTACTGAGAATAGTACCCAGATGATTAACAATGTCCAGAATATCCATCCTAGTGAGTAAACTATCAGCACGACCATTAAGAATATTGGCAATACTAACATAAGCGCTGCTAATAGCAGCATCCCCAGAACTAATCCATCCATAGCCTTTTAACCTTTCACCAGCTGGGCGTAACTGCGAGAAGTCAAGAACCAGCGTATCAGCAGGATACTTGCCTGCAATTAGTTTACCAATAGACTTAGCCCAAGCTTCAGCTGAGTCGCCTACTTGAATAGTCCAAATCTTTGTTTCTTGATCAAATGTTTCTACGTTTTTTTCATTACCGCCTTTACCTGTGCGGGTTGAGCGTACAACTTTGATATTTTTAATAGGCTTTGAAAAGCCGTTTAGTGTTCCCACGATTGGTTTGAAACCAACGCCGCAACCTTGTAGCAATAGCCATAAGACGTCAACTACGTCATAGATTGTTTCAACGTGTGTAAACGAACAGTTAAACTGAGACGCTTCACGTGTTTTAGCTACATTAGTACCACCAAGCCATAGTGTACGGCCTGACATTAATACTTTGCGATCTAGCATTAACTGCTCTAGATCATATAATTCTGCATACTCTAAGTCATTTAAATCACGATTTACAGCACGTTCCCACAACCATTGTTGATGGTCAATAACGCGAGCTACCGTTTCTTGCCATGTTTCAAAGTTCTTGCCGTCATCACTAGTTGGACGGTTATATGTACGACGTGTAATTACCTGTGCTCGTGTAGATGGTGTATTCATTTATTTCCTTAATTTATTCCGGTACTGCCGAATCCGCCAGTACCACGTTCTGTGTCATTCCAGTTATCTACAAAGTCGACTAATACGATTGGTTGGACTACAAGCTGTGCAATTCGATCACCTTGGACGATCAAATATGGCTTGTCCGAAGTATTTTTTAGCAAAACTTTTAAATTTCCACGATAATCGGAATCAATTACGCCAACAGAATGAGGGATTGTAATTCCCTTTTTCCCTTGCGAACTCCTGTTATAAATAAGGCCAACAAAGCCTCGTGGAATTTTGACCGCTATACCTGTATCAACAAGTTTTTGCTCATTTGGAGCGATCTCAAGTTCTGTGTTAGAACACTCAAACCACGCAAAAAGATCGGCACCTGCATCTGTTGCGTGTGCACGTTGTGGTAGTTTAGCTAAGGGCTGTACTTGGCATTGAATCTTTGGTACGCTCATTTCGCCGAATGTATTATAGTTATAGTTCATTGTGTATATAATTCTAGAATTTGATCAATTTCTTTACAGTTATCGACTCCGACTGCTTCTTCACAGTGCGTTACTAAGTCCATTAACTGATAATTTAGCATGAGCTGATCTTTGCATTTGTTCAGCTCTTGAATGTATTTATACTTGCCGTTTAAAGGGATGCTGGCAATAATATCCCATGTAGAACCGAACTCTTCAACAAGGCTAAGCGCACGTTTTGGCCCAATGCTTGGAACGCCAAAAACGTTATCGCCTGTATCGCCCATTAGACACTTAATAGAAATATAATCTTCTTGTGACCATTCGTAGTGTTCAGACCAGTTTTCGTGGGTTACTTCTTTACGAGTAACATACGAAAAACGAGAAACCCCAGGCTCGACTAATAAGTCCCAATCTCGGTCAGACGAGATCAGCCAAATTTCATCAAACTTGAGGAATTTCTTTTTTGATACAATGTACGCAGCAATATCGTCAGCCTCAACTCCTTGGAATTTAATAACTGGATATTCAGTATTTTCTTTGATATGTTCTAGCGTAGCTAAAAAGTCTTCAAAGAAAATTTCAAACGCTGCTGCTTCTGCATCTGTTTGTGTTGCTTGTTTATCTTTACGGTTTTGCTTGTATTCAGGGTAAAGCTCTTTGCGATAGCTAGAGGAGCCTTGGTCACATGCCATAATAACGTGTGAGGCTTTGTAGCTTTTCTTTAGGCTATTAACTGTACGAAGATAGTCTTCAGCAAAATCGGTAGCACCACTATGCTTATAGCGAAACGCTAAGTTAAGTGAGTCTACAATAAGTAGTACGTTTTTAGATTCGTTGATTTGTGTAAATGATTTAACGGACATTTTCTTTGGTACAAGTTATTGTTAGAGTTTTGTTATTGCCTTCATTATTAGTATTAGTAATAATGGTACCTAACTTACAGTTATTAAGAAAGGCACTAGTAGTGCTTCGGGCTTCTGACATATCCCAAGAGCACCCTGTTAGAAGTAGCGCAATTATTAGTGTATATATTGTTTTCATTTTATAATTATACCAAAGACAAGCTCGCTGTTCAAGTTACAAATTGTGGTTGCTCGTACTTTAACCAATCTTCGAGTAAGGCAACATAAAATTCGTGCGACTCGTGGTTATAGTAAATACATCTATATGCTTGTGTATTAGGCATATCATCGAAAGCAACAAATACCTTGCTGCGATCAAATTTAAAGATTAGCAAAGGTTTTTTACCAACTTGCGTACCTTGACGAACTGACTGTTCCCAAAATTCCACTAATTGCGGAGTCTTAGAAGTTAGTAAGTGTGAAGTAAGATGGTCTTCTTTGTAACCTTTGACTTCTACGCACCATAGATTAGTTCGACCAGGCACATACAAATCGCCTTTTAACAGATGTTTAGGGTCAAGAGCACCAGAGCCAGGCACTCTTTCCCACCCCAAACCGGTGTGCTTTTTTAAGAGGTCACGTACTGTTGTTTCAGTACGTGCACCCTTAGCTCTAGCGTCTACGACCATTACTTTTTCGCGGCAACCGGAGCTGGAGTTTCCACGCTGGGAGGTACTACGGAAACTGGAGCTGTTTCTTCTTTAGTTTCTTCCTTAGTTTCTTCTGTATTTGTAGTTTCAACAACTACTGGAGCAGGCTCAGTAGTTACTTCAACTGTAGAGATAGTAGCTTTTTCACCTTTTGGCACTACAACTACTTGAGATTCGTCAATGCAGTAAACTACATCACCACCAGCAACAATAGTTTCTACTTCTTCTGGAGTGATTTGCATATTTGGAAACAATACGCACTCTTCACCGTCACGAGTAATAGTACAAATACCTTCAACTGATTCAATTTTAATCATGTTTAACTTTCAATTTGTGAAATGTTGTTGTTTTTAACAACGTTAATCTTCTCTAGCAAAGGATGGGTAAACCCATGAGATACTAGGAATGTGTTTAAATATTCTTCTTTTAGAAGAACCTCAACTAATCTTTCTTTTCCGTCAACGTCTAGCGTTTCTACGGTTTCGTCAAGAATTAGTAAATTAATACGAGAACTAGATAAGGACTGCATTAACTTACGAATGGCTAATAAGGTTGCTACGTTTACACGAGCACGCTCACCGCCTGATAATGCAAGAATATCAATATCCTTACTATTATCCGTGATAACTACGTTTAGTTTATCGCTAGAACTAATACGGAAAGCAATCTGAAATCTACCATCAGATAGGTCGATCAAGTACTTATTAGTCAGCTCTTCTAAGTCCTTAACTAAACATTCTATTTTATAAGCTACTAAACCAGTTGTAGAGAAGGTTTTGGTTAAAACATTAATTAACCCCATTCTTTCAGATAGCTCGTGTAGAGTACCTGAATACTTCTCTAAATCTTCGTTCATTTCAACTAGTTGCTTAGAAACAATATCTACTCTTGTATTATGAGCTTCTGCTTCACGATTATGCTTTTCAGCCCTAGTGATTAGTACCTTTAAATCTGTAATTTCGTTCTGTAAAACATCGAATTGACGTTGCAATTCGTGTTGGTCTAGTAAGTCTTCTTGTAGAGACGTATCAATTAATGCGTGATACTTTTCCCATTCTTCTTTAGACTTAGTAGCTTTATCATATTCTGCAAGCTCTGATTTATATTCTTGCTCTTTAACTGTGTAAGTAGTAAGAATAGTATTAACTTCTACAAGACGCTCATTAGCCTTAGTCTGTAAGTCTAGTTGCTCGTCTAATAGAGCTTTAATTTTTGATTCATCAATAGCTTGCAAACAAGTAGGGCAAGTACCTTTAAGACCATTCATCTTTAATACAAAAGCTTTGGAGTCTTTTATTACTTTGTTATTTTCTACTTGTTCTTTAACGTAAGAAGCCTTTTTAGTAGATAGGTCTTCTACTACTGGCATTTCAGGAATCGGGAATAACTTCAATGTACCCTGAATCTGCTTATAAGTATTATTTTTAGTAATCTTTTTATTTGTAGCTTCTAGGTTAGAGATATTAGCAGACAACTCACCTTGCTTAGCAATTAAGTCATCAGGAGTTTTAGGGATCTCTACTAAGTCTCTAGTAGTCAGATCAGTATTACTGTATTTATCTAACCAAGTATTCACTGTATTGATCTGAGACTGTATAATAGCAATCTCTTTAGATACGTCTTGCGCTACTTCTTTAAAGATTTCCTGAGCCTTAGTATACTTACCTAAGTTCAGTAATTCAATTAGGAACTTTTTCCGAGCCGTGTCTGGCGCAGTAAGAAATTCTAAGCTGGAAGCGTGTGATTGGTATACGATTTGTGCAAAGGTTTTATGGTCAAACCCGATAATATCTTCAATTTGCTTATAGGTTGCTGTGGCTGTATGGGCAGAAATATCGTTTCCACCCCTGTATAATTTAACTGTTTGCGAACTACCACGAGAACTCTTGATTTGGTATTCTGTACCGTCTTTATCGAAGTCTAATTCGATAGTGTACGATTTATCCTTAATATAACGATTAAGGATATCAGCTTTCTTGATACCCTTGCTGTTCTTATTAAACAATACTTCTTCAAGAATTAAGGCCACGCTGGATTTACCGTGGCCATTTTTACCTACAAGCTGAGTTAAAGGACTATTAACAAAGCTTACCTCGTTATCTTTACCATATGAAAAGGCATTAGACCAACGTAAGGTTTTTAGTGTAATCATTTATAGAATCTTTCGAAGGGCTTCTAGTCCACCAATATACTTACCATTTAGGAAAATCTGTGGCACACTACGAGCATCAGGCACTGCTGCAAGTAGATCTTGTTTTGTAGCGTTCTCGCCCAACATTTTTAGTTCATAAGGAATACCCTTAATCTCTAATAGTGTTTTAGCTTGATTGCAGGCTAGGCAGTTGGCTTGTGACCATACTACGGCGGTATTACTGTTCGAATTTTTCTGCATGATTTTGCATTTCCTTTAGTACGAGTTCTACTGTTTCAGCAGGTAACTCTAGGATGAAGGTTAAATACTCCGACACTTCTTCTGATAGTGTCATTGTAGGTTCAAGAATAAGTGTAGCTTCTGTAGATCGCTTGATAACTTTCTTATCAATCAAATCTGAATTTTCTAGTTCTGCAAGTTCCTGCATATCGCCTTCGACTTCATACATAATATGGTCAAAGATACCTGCTGGCTTTTCGTCCTGCACATTAACTGTTTTCTTAATTAGCTGTGGTAAGTTGAATTTTAGCCACTCATGTTCTAGTGTATCCGCATCTAGTAATATAGCGCCAGTATCTACTCTAGTTCTGTGAAAGCTAGTAGTATAAGGACTACCTGGGTACAAGATATTACGCTGAGAATTCTCGTAAGAGTGTAAGTCTCCAGCTAATACCACTTGCCAGCGATCTAGTAGGCTGAGATCAATCTCTGGTTTAACGTGTGGTGGAATCTCTCCACGAACGTGAGTACACAAGATTTTTCCTGAAAATGGGTGTCCATTCTTCTCGAAGTCTTTTAGATTATTATAAGGAATAATATCTAAACTAAATCCTACATTCTCGTAGTAGTCGTCTACTAAGGTTACTAGAGGATTTAAACGATGCGTGGACTTCTTTAAGTAAGTTAAGAAAGTAGTGTCTTTCTTAAGCATTTCGTGATTACCTGCATAGATAATCGTAGGCTTTTTGAAGCTAGCAACAAAGTCGAAATATAGTTCGACTTCATCCATTGTTGGTAAGCGGTCAAACACATCACCACCAATAATTACTAGATCTGCCTGTTTCTGCATTTCTGCAAACTGTTCAACGAATAGTGCAAAACGATTACGTGCCCAATCAATAGGAACGTTCTTTTGACCTAATTTAATGTGCACATCCGCTGTGAATAATATTTTCATAATTTATCAGGCAAAAAAGCCCTCTAAGCATATAGATTAGAGGGCTTGAGTTTTTATTCTAGATCTTTTACTGCTTCTTTTTCAGCATCTGATTGGGCATCGTCGCCGTCAGTACCAGAAGTGATCTTTTCTAGCAGAGCCAATACTTCGGCTTCTGTAGGGCGAACATACTTCTCGTCAATAGCCTTTTCTGCATCAGCGACTGCGCGCTCTGCTTCGCTTAGGCTACGTTGTTTGCAACGCAGGACTTGAAGTTGATATTCAACGTTAAACGCCAATGGGCCTGTTTTAACGCGCTTGAATACAACATCCCAACCTGTATCGTAATCTGTTGGATCGCCCAAGTCTTCGGCTGCTGTCATGATTTGCTCAAACAGTTTCTTTTTAAGGTTAAGAGCCTTAACCTTACCGTCTTTAGGGTCGATACAGTTAATAGAGTAACTCCATGAGCACTTAGCTTCTGGGAAGAAGGCTTGCACATGATCTTTTTCAAGATTGTTAAACTTTTCTGCTTCACGGTCAAATGCCAAGCACTCAACTGGAATATCTTTATTATTAGAACCTTTTAGCCAGTACACATAACGTGGCAGAATTCCGCCAACTAAACGTACTGTATTTTCGCCGTCTTTATACTCAAAAGAATCTACTTTATTAGATTGTGCCTTGCCTTTGGTATTTTTAAAGCTAATTGCCATTTGTTAATTCCTCGTATTTGAATTTTATTTGTTTGTTTGTAATTTCAAGCAATGGATTTGACTCCAAAGCGGGTAAGTTTAAATCGCTGAAATAGGTTAGATCTAAGTATTTAAGTCGGTGTGATTTATAAAATGAATAATCTCGTCGGGCCGCTAATCTTAGATACTGCGCTAGATAACGAATATCAGTGGTTTTGTCGTTGAAGAAGCTCTCAGGGTTTAACAAAAAACTACTTCCGGCTAGTGACTTTTGGATTGGCTTATAAACGCTTCGTGAATTTTTAGGTAGTGATCGTTTTTGCCAATAAAGCTTAAGAGCCTGAACCATATAGTACGGGTCACATAAAGTTTCCTGTTCTAATACTAAAATGTTGAAAAATAGAGTCATATTCTCTCTTTCAGTAAATATTATAGCAGATTAGACAAGCAGTGACAAGTCAATTTTTCTAAACGCTTATTATTTCCCAGCCTTTACGCATATAAAGCCCAAGCCTGTCATTATTCTGTTTCTTATCAGCGAAACCAGAGAAATGTACATCGACCACTAAAGGGTTCAATTTATCCTCGTGTAATCGCTGAACCCTACCAACGATCTGCTCTAAAAGTGAGTCGTTGCTCATAGGTACTGCTAAAATTACGCAGGACAAGATGTTAACAGAAATGCCTTCTGAGAAGATTTGCCTAGAGCCACATACGCACTTCTTTTCTCCGCTAAGGAGTTGTGCTTTTGCTTTTTGTCTATCTTCAAACTCGGTATTTCCAGTAACCAGCACACTTTCTTCACCAACATATTCTGAAACCTTTTCTAAGAATTCTACTCTATCTGCGATTACTAGGACACTATGTCCTTTATCCATTTGTGTTAAAGCTGTAGCAGCAATAAATCTTCTATAACTATCGTCTTGCGTTAATGCGTTAATCTTATCTACCCAAGTAGCGCCAGGCTTTAAGGTAATGCCTGGCTTTAGGATTAATACCTTAGGAGTCATAGTATTAGACTGCGGAGGCTTAACAACGTGTGAGCCAAAATAATCTTTAAAGACTATGTGCTTTTGGTCTTTTCTGACCATAGTACCCGATAATGCGACTCTATAACGGGCGTGGAAACTGTCGATAATGGCAGCAAATGTGGTGGCAGGACAGTGGTGGGCTTCGTCGAGGATAACACACCCGAACTCTTTAGCGAGTTTGTCACAGTGCTTGACGAGGGTTTGGACATTAGCAACTGTGATAAAGTGGTCATCGTGGTCCACTCGTCCACCACCAATAATTCCGCATTTCTGCCCGAATAAGATTTTGATTTCTTCTGCCCACTGGTCTCGCAGAGCTGCGGTGTGTGTAATAACCAGTGTTTTTTGCCCGAACTTGTGGGCAAGGTGTAAAGCTGTGAAGGTTTTACCCCAGCCGACCAAAGCATTGATAAAAACCGTATCTGCCACTTCGTCGTAAACAACCTGCTGCTCAGCGCGTAAGGGAAATTTTGGAGTTGGGAATGGTACTGGTACGAGTGTTCGTTTATCGACAATTTCATATCCTTCTGGTATTAGCTCTTGTCTGCCTTGCGGAATAGAAATAATACCTTTTGGTAAAATTTTATAGTTCTTGATAGTCTCGACAGCGGCAAATTTCTTTGAGCCAGTGTCTTTCTGAATTTTATACGTAAGAGCCTTCATGATGGCTTTAGTCGCTTCTACCCCTGGATTATCCATGTAGATACGATTACTAATTATTGCTTTAGCCATTAGACTAATCTCCAACTCTCTTTAGGCTCATCACGATAAATTCCATAAAATATGTATGACATTCCTGTTTTTAAAACTGCTGCATATTGAGCATCTTGATCTGGTTTAAAAGCAGTCTTAAATCTTTGAGGAATACCCTCAAGCTCTATAACTGCACCTAAACCGCCTGTAGGCAGGACTTTAGTTATTTTGCGTACTATTAGCTTAGCACGTCTAGATTTTTTGTATTGGAATATTGTGCCAGAGCTATCAATAAACCAAGTAGTAGCCTTCGCTAGTTTAAGTAAATCACCTAAAAAGTAGACAGCTCTGTGAATAGGAAACAGTTTAACACCCTGCACTAACAGTTCCAGCCTTCTGCGGCTTAGGGTAGGCTTGTCTATATTTCTATCGTCTACTATGCGCAGAGTACCTGTATGCTCGTCTGTGTCGAGATCAGTATACTCTGTTGCATAGTATACTACGCCGTCTTCTATTTTAGGCTCATTTTCACTTAGTCTGAATACGGGCCAAACGACCGTCTCTAAGTTCATAGTATTCCTCAAACTTATCGAAAGCGTAGTCTTGACCAATATCTTGATCAACGCCAATCGGAAAGCCTTTAATTGAACATCCTAGGTCTTGCTGAGTGTTGCGCTTGAGGATCTCGCAGTATTCCACCACATCTTCGTCTTTTACAATCGCAACAATCGAGTCATGAACTAGCATGAAAATATGAGCATCTAGGCCTTTGGCTTTGATTTCGTTGGCAGTAGCCATAGCGCCAAACAAGTTCATGTCACTAGCTAAGGACTGTACTTCAGCGTTAATACCGCTACGCACTTCGTGACTAGCAATACCCTTATCACTAGAGAATACGTTTGGCAGACGGCGTTTACGGCCAAAGAAACTATAAGTATATCCGTTAGCTTCAATAAACTGTTTACGACCAGTTAGCCATGCTTTTAGCTTATTAAACTTCGTAAAGTACGCTTTAATATCTGACTGTGCTTGGTCAAGCCCGTAGTACTCGCCTGTAGCTTTTGATACTGTTTCAGAAACTTTCTTAGCGCCTGAACCGTACAAAATACCGAATGAAATAGCTTTTGCTGACTGACGCATATTGCCGTATAGCTTTTTAACGTCGTCTACTTCACAAGGCAAGTTAAATACCATTTTAGCAATTGTTGAGTGAAAGTCACCGCCGCTAGTAAAAACTGTTTGCAGATTCTTGTCTCCCGATAACACTGCGGCGTAATACATCTCCGCAGTGGTCAAGTCTTGGGAAACAATCTTGTAGCCTTCTGGTGCTGCAATACATCCTTTGATAATTGGATCATCACGAGGAATTTGCTGAGCATTAAACTTACCACTTGAAGACAAACGGCCTGAAGTGGTAAAGATAAGATTAAAATTGGTACGAATTCTGTCATCTTTATCTAGTTCTGGTAAAATCTTTGAAATATAGGTATTTTGAATCTTACCTAATTGGCGAACTTTAAGAATAGCTGCTGGTAGTGGATGTTGCTCTGCTAGTTCTTTTAATACTTCAGCATCAGTAGAAATAGCTCCAGTTGCTGTTTTCTTACCAGTGTGCTCTAAGCCTAGGTAGTCAAATAGCACTGTACGTAACTGCAACACAGAGTTAGGGTTAAAGATTTTGCCTGTATCAAGTTCAAACTGCTTAACTTGTTCAAACTTGTAAACATCTTCTTTAGCTAACTGAATCTGTTCGTTTAAATACAGGTCTGCACCTTGCATACGTTCGCGATGAATTGGAATGCCTACTTCTTCCATATCCATAAGGAATAAAGTACCTGCAACTAGGAGCTTTTCGTATACATAACGTAGCTTATCGTTCTTTTGCACTAGAGGCCAGAACTTCAGGAATAGTTCATAAGTTACAGCAGTATCAATAGATGCGTAACGGGCAATAGTTTCAAAAGGAATTAAGTCATAAGTAAAGTCATCTTGCAACATACCATGAGATGCACAATACTCTTTCTTGAAGGTATCCAACTCACTATCGTAGTCACCATAGTCTGTGTACTTTAAAGCCAAAGGCTTCAAACCGTGACTATCATTCTCATCTAGGACGTAATGCATCAACATAGTATCATGCACACGATCGCGATCAAAGTCAATATCAAGATGGTACTTAATCATCTTAAAGTCAAACTTCATGTTGTGGAATACTGTATAGAAACGCTTAGCAATTTCTCGCATCATTTCAATACATTCTTCGTCTAAACAGTCTGTTAAGATGTAACGTCCTTGTTTTGATTTGTACGTAAGTGAAACACCAAGTACGTAACCATCACGAGGATACAAGGCAGTTGTTTCCGTGTCCCATGCCACGTAACCTTGAGCATTGTCAAGAACTTCTTGTAAAAAGGCTTTAGCAATAATTGTGCTATCAATGCCTTTAAAGTCGCCTTGAGTAGTAGCCTTAGCTTGGCCACTAATGTACTTGTGAATTTTATCACACGCACGTTGAAAATCTGGTTTGCCTTCTGGCTTAAAGCTCAACATCGCTGGATTAGAAATTGCGATGAACTTATCATGAACTAACTGCCCTGCCATACTGGTCACGGAAGTTATTTTAGCGTATTCCTTGGCCGCTTCGGCGCCGACTAAAATTACGAAGTCGTATTCTTCAAGGTTAACCTCAAGGTCAACGTCCTTTTTTAACAACTTGGTAATTGGAATTGAGCTCATGTGGTAGTGATCAAACTCAAACTGAAAATAGTCTGAGTAACGAGTACGGTTAGGAGCTTTGTCGATTAATGCGATTTTTGTCATAGTTTCTTTCTGATACTTTATTATAGCGTATCTTGCTATTTTTTAACATACTCTGCGATAGAGCGTACATCTTCGGCGTCGAGGTCGCCAGGATCACTGCCTTCTGGAAGGTTGACGATTTCCACAATGAAGCTTTCTGCTTCAATAAGTGGTTTAAGGTTGTGCGCAGCTTTAATGCCCGCTTCGTCACCGTCAAATAGTAAGTATATGTGTGTAATTCCCTGAGCCTTAAAAGGTAAGAGCTTTTGTTTTGTATCATTTTGTAGTGTGTTAGTTCCAAAGGCACAAACAACGTTTTCTAAACCCTTGTCGTATAAGTTTAGCATATCAAAAATGCCTTCAACAATTACCATAGACTTGTGGCCTTGTGGTAAGTGCGAAGGAAATACTGGAATCTTAACGCCCTGAGGGTAGTTGATATATCTGGGATTGCCGTTGGACATAGTATGTCTGCCAACAAATACCACGGTTTTACCTGTAATGTCTTTGATTGGAAAGATAATTCTGTCTACTAGCTTTTCTTCTTGATTTGTATAAAACGCCCCAAATGTTTTTAGGGTTGCTGGGCTAATGCCTCGGAATTGTTTTAAGTACGGAGTATACCCTTTTGGCAGTTCCAAGTCAAGTCCAAGACTTCTAATGTTAGACAGCTTTTCTTTTAGAGCAGCAATCTTCATTGGCACGGGATTAGTAAAAACGCCGTAAAACTTAAACAAGTTAGTCTTGAAACCACAAGCAAAGCAATGTGCAACTCCAGTTACCTTATCTACCCTAAAACTTGGGTTAGAGTCAGTATGTTCAGGATTTAAACATTTGATCAAGTAGTCACGGCCCGACATATTGTATGCCAGGCCGTTCTTTTGGATTAATTCTAATACTGGATCGCTCATGTTAGTCTCGTATTTTGTAAACTTCTTTACACATAAACCAGCCATTTTGAAATGATAGCAACTCATCCCAAACAGGGTGTTCAGGATGAGCACTAATATTTTTAGGCAGTAGTTCTGTGTTTGATCTGTTTTGCCAGAAAAGTAAGCTAACATAAGCTAGCTCTGCTTCTCCGTATTCATCTAGTAGTTCTAGTCGTGTTTTCATTATGCGTCCCATGGAAGGTCTGCCGAATCTTCGGTTTTTACTCCAGACTTATCGGGTATCTTGGATTCCTTGCTTCCCACCTTCTTAATCTTCTCAGGTGCACTAGGCTTGTCAACCGACTGTGGGCTGATGCGTAAGGTGTCCCAGTCAATCGGGCACGTGAAAGCCATTTCTTTTCCGCCACGAATTTTCGTAGTTTCAAAAGATACTGCATTCGTTTCTTTGTCATGTGCTTCCATCGTAAGGGCAATATCCGCTGCATCCAAGATGCCTTTAGCAAAGCGGGCTTCTCCGTTTGCGTCGATTTGGTATGGCGAAACCATGACAATTTCGTATTTCCGCGCAAGATTTTTAAGCTTCTTTGAGACTTCGATCTGTGGTTTCCAATCATACTGATCGTTTCCTTCTAGGACAATTTGGTTAACATAGTCAACGACGACAAGCTTTAGCTTATCTCCAAACTTGGCTTTGGCTTTACCAATATGAAGGTCGATCGAGCTTAGGGTCAAGTCACGGTCGTCAACGATAATCATTTGATTATCCTCTTTTAGAGAGTGCTGACGTACTAACATTTCTTCAAATTTAAAGCGGTCACGATGACGCAAAAATTCTTCAACAGAACCTTCGGCATCTTTAAACATATTAGCACGAGCTTTAACTAATCTTAGAACTTCTTCGTCTGTTAGTTTATGTTGTTTAAGGTTTTGTAGGTTTACGTTGGCTAGGATAGACAGATTACGTTCCATCGTCTCCTTAGCGGTCATTTCAATACTAAAGTAAATACTAGAGTTACCAGCTTCATACTGATTAACAAAGATATTACTACTAGTAATAGACTTACCTGACCCTCTCTTACCGCCAATGAGAATGAGCTCTTGTCTTGCAACGCCTCCGAGCACAGCATCGAAAGAATTGTTAAGTCCAAGATATACACGCTCTTTCTCCAAGTCTTCTGGTCGGCTGAACATCATCATGTCAGCCATAGTAAACACTTTTTCTGATGTATGTGTTTTTTCTTCAATAGTCAGAGCAATAGATGCTAGACTATCTTTAATTTCATTTGTGTCGTAAAGTGGTAGTTTATCAACAAACTTGTCCAATAACTTTACTGTTTCGTTTTGTGTGTACTGGTCGATTAAAGCGTCTAACGCTACTTCTACCGATACGTCTGGTACTTCTGTTAGCTTTAATGTAGCTAGTGTTTTAGAGGCAGGGCCTTCTCTTACCGTTAACTCAAGATCATCAAAACTAGGAATTGAGTTATACTTTTCGTAGTGCTTATTAATAACACTATATAGTGAGGAATACGCAGGATCTAAAAATACTAGCTTAAGTTTTGCCCAGATATCTAGGTTTTTCTCTGCTAATAATTTATTTAATACTACTGCGGAAGTATCCACTGTTAACCTACTTTCGATTCATTGTCGATAATAACTTGATCAATTATCTCGCCAACTTTATAAATAATATTGCTACGTAATTTTTGTAGGTCTTGTTGATACCCTGCACCACTATCATACAACAAGCTCAACTGCTCGTGTGTAATCAACTGTTGCAGACCAAAATAAATCATATCATATGCCATAGTTGATTCAGGCATAATCTCGATATGAGCATTTTTTCCGTAATTGTGTACTGCTTGGGCTACTACTTCTTCTACTGTCAACGACTCATTGTCGTGATATGTAATATTGACTTTCATTTGTATCTCCTAAAGCAAAAAAGGTCGGGAGCTAAAACAACTCCCGACCTGAGGCAATTAAGCTACAAATTAAGCAGCAGCTTTTGCTTCTGCTTTAGCTTTCTTAGCTGCACCATCATAGTCAGCAACTTTGATACCACGGCGAGTAAGCAAAGTACGTAGACCACGTTCTGTTTTATCAACAGCAGCAGCGATTTCAGCAACAGTCATAGTAGCGATTTTATCGCCCAATGCTGCAACTAGATCGGTAGACTCTTTAGCGTGAGATTGCTTTTGAGCTGGAATCTTGCTGATTTGGCCTTTACGTGTCAAGCTAAGAGCTTTACCACGAACTGAGGCGATAGACTTGCCCAAGACTTGAGCGATTTCTTCGATGAATGAACCACCTTCGGCCATTTTAACGAATTTAGCTTCTTCTGCTTCTGTGTATGTACGAGCAGCTTCAACTTTTTCTGCTGGCTTAACTGAGCCAGTCAATTCCAAAGCAAGCAATTTACCTTGGATTTGTTTTGCTGAGAACTTGCCAGAAGCGAAGCGTTCAGCGATTTCTTTGTAAGTAAAGTTACCAGCATTGCTGTTAACGTAAGCGGCCAATGCATCGCCTTCGTCAGTAGTAAAAGCGCTAGTCTTTTCTTTAGCCATAGAAGCAACTTCATGGTCCATCTGACGCAATTTGCTTGCAACTGATCGTGTTGTAAAGCCTAGAGCTTCAGCGATTTGTTCCACAGTACCTGCGGAAACTGGAGATTCACCACCAACGATGTTCAACATTTGTGCGGTGGCTTCGTCAGACCATTTTTTAGCTTTTTCAGTCATTTTGTTTTTCTTTCAAGAAAGTGTTTAGATTTTGGATTATTGTAATGCCGAGGTCGTCGGCTTTTTTACGTTTGGAACTACCCTTGTTATCTTCATCAACTAAGTAATCAGTGGCTTTCGTTACTGTTTCCGTAACTTTGAAACCTGCCTCTTCTAATGCTTTGTAGGCTTCTGCTTTAGTTTTATACGAGGATAATTTTCCGGTAATACAGACGGACTTTCCGCCAATCTGTACTGGAACTTGTACCGAAGTGAAAGAAAAGGGTAAAAACTCTCTCACTTCAAGGAACTCTGTATCTAGCCAGTTGACTAGATTGTTTGATACTTTCTCACCTAAGCCTGCTTCACGGCACTTGTCAAAGGTGATTTCATCAATATTGCTAACAGCGGCACAAATCTTTTTAGATGCTGTACCACCGACTAGCGGGATTGAGAAACTAGCAATTACTGTAGCCAAATCGGCTGCTTTAGCTTTTTCAATCTCTGTAATTAGCTTGTTAGCCATTGTCGCACTGCCTAAAGCATCTGTGACTTGATCTACATCGAGATAGAAAAGCTCAGTAATATCAGCTAAACCCAACTTCTCAATGGTTTTAGCTCCCATGCCTTTGATACCCAAAGTCTTGCAGAAATGTTCAACTTTCTTGGAAAGCTGTGCATCACAAGCTGTGTTACGACAAAAGAGTTGATCGTTGACCATCTCTAGTGGGTATGAGCAGCAAGGGCAAGTAGTTGGAATTTCAATTTTCATGGCTGTTTATCAATTTCTAAGTATCTATTATACTGCTTTAAGGACTACACAACAAGTGTAAATTTCTAATGCTTTATGCATCAACTTTGTGCAGTACGCAAGGAATAATTTCTCCGGCCCTAATGATAGCTACCGTATCTCCGATTTGAAGATCCAGCATCTCAATGAAACCAGGATTGTTAAGAGTAGCACGACTGACAAGGGCATCGCCAACATACACAGGCTCCAGAATAGCAACTGGAGTAACTTTTCCGCTTTTGCCGACTTGCCACTCAACATCGAGAAGTTTTGTTTCAACGTGGGCTGCTCGTTCTTTCTTGGCATATGCGCCTCTAGGATGTTTGCTTGTATAACCCATGTCATAGAAGGTTTTGTTATCGTTTACACGAAACACAATACCATCACAAGGGAAGATTTTGTCTAAGTCAGGTTCATTGATAACGCCGAAACCAGCGCCTTTCAACAAATCCATATCTTTGTTAAATGTATCTGCTAGACTAGGCTGAACACCGTAAGCAAAAAAGCTCAAAGCACGACTACGGAATTCTGTAATATCTTTGAGGTTAAGAGCACCTGCGGCATAGTTACGAGAGTTTTCAATATTAATCGGAGCTACCACTTCGCCAGTAATCTGGTGAACGCCCATAAACGGGATAGTTTGTGGTACAATAGGATTATTTAAAAACTTCTCAGTAACAATCTGACCTTCTACGCCATCACCGCGCGTAAGAGCTCTAACGAGATTACCATCAACATAAAGCAAGCTAAGAGCTGCCCCGTCCAGCTTAATGCTAGTAGCAAGGCTTCGAATACCTTCGAGAGGCTGATTGCCTTCATCTTCATAGTATTTCTGTAGTGAATACATTTGGTAAAGATGTTTTTCAGTTTTTGCATTTTGCTTGGCACCTACTGCGTTATAACCAGCAGACTCGGCGAGTCTGTCAAACTGTTCATCACTAATGATAGGAGAACCTGCGTAATAGGCTTTTGAAGCCGAATCTAAATATTGTTCAATTTTGTTCATAGCAATAATTATAACAGTTTAGGGTAATAGCAACAAGTCTAAATTAATGGAAGTGTTTGCCAAAAGCGCAGTAGATTTGAAACTTACTAGGAGGCTCCATGAAGTCCCAGTAGTCATTTCTACTCCACTTAAAGTGTGGGCTGTAGCGGTCGATCTGTAAATGATATTTACCAAAGCGGATATTAAATAGAAGGCTGCTCATTTTTAGTAATCTTTTCGTAGTAATGCTTAATAATGTCTTCGCCCTCAGCTTTAGCACAAATGTCTAGTAAGCCATCGAGCATTGCGTAAATATTCTCTAGTGAAGCAGGAATAGAAACACCTTCTCTACTAGCCTGCCAATCGCCTTCGTAAGTTAAAAAATACTTACGAAGTTGAATATATTGCGTATCTCTGAATTCATTGATAACTAGCCTCACTTGAAAGCCTTTTTCCATGTTTTCTTCGATCAGCTTGTTATAATGAATGTTGTCGTCCATGCGTAATCTTTTGTAGTTAAATTAGTTGGGGTTTTGGCGCTGATAGAATATTCGCTAAGTTTTCGGCGGTTGCTAGCACTGCCCAATTAACCACAGTCCAGTCCTCAATACAGTTAATAGGAGTAACTCCAGTGCCTTCAGCAATATTGTTTATAGTATTATAATCAGTCATCTTGCTGAGCCAGTATTCCCAGTACTCAGCAAGAATAGCGTCGTCTGAATAAATTTTCCAGACGGGTTCTTCGCTATTGCCAGCAGGTTCGGCTATGAGCCAGAACCTCATTTTGATTCCTTTTTAGGCTTCTTTTTCTCAGCAGCTTTTTCTGCTTCTTCGATTCCTTCTTCTACATAAGTATCGAGCTTCTGATTGATAATAGTCAGTACTTTTGCGCCAACTTGCTCTACTTTAGGGTTTTGGGCAATCTGCTGAGCAGTATAAGCACCAACCATTACATAGGCAGTCTTCTCGCTAGGGATTAACGTTTTGATAGCACCAATAAAGCAGAAAATTGCTACCATCCAAACAAGTTTAGATTTAAACCACTGCCAGAACTCTCCAGTATAGTCTACTGCATTAACTAATGCCGCGAATAGGCCAATAGCTACTAAGGTAAGTATTACAGCATTAACAAAAGTTAATGCGCCGTCCACAGGGCCAAGTAAGCTAATTGCGTATACAAGTAATGCGAGATCCATATTATCTTCCTACGTTAACCATACCTTTAAAATCGGTAGGGATGATGATTGTGTGAACATGACCTTCACGAACAGCTTTGGCAATTTCCATTTGAGCCATTGCGTTCATGTACGGGATTGCCTGACTGTTGCTGTTTAGGGTCTGAATACGAATAGCTTCTTGTTTAGCAATTTCTACTTCAACTTGCTTAGTCTTCAAATCGTTCTGAGCACGAACAGCGTTGTTAGCCGAAGCAACAATATCATCGGCTGGAGTAGCTGAGGTAACACGAACTTGGCTAATATTAATAGATTTTTCCAGCTTTTCTTCAGTCAACATAGCTTTAATGATATTGTGAACATCTTTTTCAATGTTTTCACGGTTATCGGCAACTTCTAGAGCTTTGTACTTACGAACAGCTTTAGCGGCGGCAGAACTCAGTACCTGAGACATATAGTTTTGCATCAGCAAGTAATCGCCGTGATGAAGGGTATGAAAGCTACGAGACTGATTAACCCACAATTCGCTAACACTAGCTGGATTAATTTCATAAACGATATTAATATCGAAGTCTTTAAGAGTTGAGTTATCAGCAGTTTGAGGAGTCAAGTTTTCCCAACCAGTAGGGATCGAGCGCACTTGAAACTCAAGTACAGAGCCAATCAAAGTCTGGTTCCAAGAACCTGCTTGAAGCTCAGTGCCTTGAATCTGTTTTGACATATCAACGCGCAAACCAACAGTACCTGTCTCAATGCGGGTACAGGCTTGCAGAGAGAACAAGGCTACAACAATAAAAAAGAGTTTAAAAAAGTGTTTCATTTTAGAATAAGATAATGATTGCTATTAAAGAAAGAAAGGCAAGTAGGGCGGTAAAGAAACCATAAGCAACAGTCTTTAAAAGACTAATACGCTCACGATTACTCATAACCATAAAAGAGTTAATAGCTAGCGTGATACATAACCACGCTAGCATAAAGTTGGCAAGAATTTTAATCATTTTTTAGTTTCTTTACTTGATGATCGTATAGAATACAACCAAGTATCCACACTAAAAACGTGATAAGTGCCGTAGCTATAAAGCCAAACAAGTAAATAGGATACTTAACAATAATAAGCATAATTGCTGAACTAATAATCAGCAAACCTAACATAATGATTAGTGTACGAGCTAAGGCTAGTTTATTAATGTTTTTCAAATTCTAACTCCTAGTAAACGCAAATGCGCAAGGGAGGCAAGCTCTGAGGCTTCTTGGTAGGCGGATTGTTTCCACTTGTCGGCAAGCAACCAGATACGATAAACGTACCCGTGTTTGTCTGATGTTTGCTCCGCATCAATGCGGGCTGTGGAATCGTATCGTGCCGAATACACGACTTCACCAATCTGGAATCTATCACGAACTGCTCCGTCTGGAATCAACTGAGGGTCAAAATAAGTGTGCCCTGGGACGCGAATTGGAACCGCATTTTCTTCAAGAACATTCTTGATAAAAGTCGGGCTACGATAAGTAGCTTTCGAGATCGCATCTACAGTCTCACCGCCTAGGTATTCGCCAATAATATATACTAGCTCGTCATTGGTAACTGGCTTACCACGCAGCTCAGCACGACGCTTAGCTGAACGCTCTTGCTTTTGTTTAAACTCTTGGATAAGCGTACCAAGGCGAGTTGTATTATATGCCATGCCCAACATAGCACAAGCATCTTTTTTAGTAATCGGCTTAGCAGCCTCATCTTGTGGCTCAAGCAAACGGATTACTTTGGACAGGTTTGCGTCAGTCATCAATTCTTGTTCAATTTCTGATCGTTTACGAGTTGCCATTGTATTTCCTTTTAAAAGATTATTATATCCTATTTGACCTTGATACACAAGTCTAAAATTAAAAAGGCGGCACATGGCCGCCTTTGATTACTTGAGTACGCTTAGGAAGTACACAGCTGCTTTACCTGTCAATTTAGACAAAATGTCGTCATCGACTGGTTTGTTAGCTTCTTCCAATGCTTGACGCAACTCAGCAATAGCGGATTCTTTAGAAACGCGCTTAGTGCCTTCGCCACTAGCTTTAGTTGTTTTTGCGCTAGGAGCTGATGCGTCTTTCTTGACGTATACGCCTGCTTGCACGAGAACCATACGAACGCCGTTTGGAGACATTTCGATTTCTTCTGCAATATCTTTGATAATTTCTGTAGAATTTTCAGGAGTTGGGCCAGCACCTTCGTACTTAGCGATAACTTCTTGCTTCAATTCTTCTGTCCATGCTGTTGCCATTTTTTAATTCCTTAGTTTGTTTAATTTGTTTCTAGTATTTAAGCGTATTCAACTGTTACATCAGTCATACGATCTGGTACGAATCGGCGATAGTTTTTTGATAAATCAAATTCTGCATACAAAGCCATACGTTTAGTATACAGCTCGTCTTCTAATTGCTTTAGCTTTGGAAGAAATTCTGCATATGAATCTAGGGACATATCACTAACATCAATGCCTTCTACGTGTGCTGTAGGCGAAACAAGTTCTACCAAAGTACGAGTAGAAACATCACCATTAGCTTTTGTATAGTTAAATTCTTTGATTTTCATAATGTTCTTTCCGTTGAATAAGTATATATTATATAGGAAACCGATTCAATTTGCAAATGCAAAATTATTCTTGTTCGTGAACAATCTTACTTAGGCTAGTTCTAAAACGCTCATTCATACTAGGAACAAACAGCGGAAGAGCTATTAGTGGAGCCATAATTGTCGTAAGAATAAAATAAATAAAATACGACGTTTTAGGATTCTCGGTTAGAACATTTTTTACATCTTTAGATGTAGCTTCCTGAATAGCAGGAATGAATATGTCAATTAATGCAAAAATTGACGTACTCAGGGCGAATATGAGATAATACTCAATCATGCCCATACTAGGTTTCCAAGAGCATCGTGTGCTCGTGCACCTAGTGTAAAGCTAACTTTACCTTCTGGAAGTTTGATCTGAGACCAATCAGCGCGAGTCAAATGCAAGCGAGCATTGCCGCGAACAGACTCAGTACTAGAGAACACGTTCAAGTCCATACGACCTGTGAACTCTTTAAACAACTTGGCTTCACGAATCATTGTGTGTGACCAATAGCTGTTGTTTGGGGTCTTGCGACTAGAAGGGCGGTCATCACTAAGAGCAACCTTAACTTGTTCGTTGTTAGGTTGTTGCTTCAAAGTACGCTCCAATCGCTTTTTACGATTGATAGAGTAGCGGCTAACGGGTTTAGCTGGTGTAGCTGCTTTGTTCGATGATTTAGTTGCCATTGTATTTTTTATTTAATTTAATTATTCGAAAGTGTGGATAAATTCTGAATCTAGCAAACAATCTTGGATTTCGTCTGCTTTTTCCAAGGTATGCAAAGTGCAACGAATATCTACTAGAGTACCGATTAGTACGTCGATGATATCTACGCTAAGTGGAATTGATCGACCACAAGTATCACTAATAGTGAAGTCTTCTGTACCGCCTGGGTTTGAGCCGAACTCTACTGAATTGTAGAAGAATTCGCCTTTGTACTCAAACAAGCCGTCTGAGCCAAACGTCTCAACGTGCTCGTTAGGTACTTTACCAATAAAATATTTCATGTGTTTCCTTAGTGTTATATTGCTGTGTAAAAAATAATTATATCAAATAGTATTCAATATTTCAAGAATATATTTTTGCAACAAAAAACCACCTATCTGGTTAATAGGTGGTTAAGTGGTGCGCTAACTAGGAATTGAACCTAGACTCGACCGATTATGAGTCGGCTGCTTTACCATTAAGCTATTAGCGCGTATTTTTATAAGTCAAGTGATTCGTAGTCTTCTTTGCCTACACCACACTCTGGACACTCATAGTCGTCAGGTGCAGCATTAAACTCAGATTCTGTTAGCTCGTGTCCACACACTACGCAGATATAGATTTTATCGTTTACTTCGCTCATTTTACACTTTCCCAAACTTGTTGATATGCTTCTGCATGACGTTGCTCTACTCGTTTTAGTGCTGCAAAGCGCTTCTCAGCTTTTGCTAGTACTTGGGCAAATTCGTCAGCGTGTTGTTTTGATTCGGCAGCCTGTAAGCGAGCTTCTAGCAAAGCTTCGTCATTGCGCTCAAGTTCTGCCTGTTCTTCCATACGCGGATACATTTCCATGTATTCGTAAGTCTCGCCTTCGATGGCTTTTTCTAAACAGATTTTTACGCTAGGGCGGCCAATAAGCAGCTCAAGGTGACCCCAAGCGTGTTTAAGTTCTTGCTGTGCAGTATGCTCGAAGTGTTTAGCAACATCTTCAAACCCGTCTTCGCGAGCAATCTTAGCAAAGTACATATATTTTGTAAATGCCATTGACTCGCCAGCTAGTGCACCTTCTAAGTTTTGTAAGGTTAGCGACATTGTTTTTTAATTTCCTCTAGTGAGATTGGTGTGTAATTGATACGTTCCATAGACACGTTAAAGTAACGCTTGTCAGGAATCTGCGAAAGCGGCATTTTAACTACATTGTGGTGTAGGTGTCCGTGTACATTCAAACCCCAGCGAGCTAGGGATTCTTGATGAATTGGGATATGGGTCATAATCAAACCATCAAACTGGTGACTACCACGAATATCTTTGAAATATTCTAGGTACGCTTTAGCATCACATTGATCGTGGTTGCCTTTGATGAGAACCTTCTCTCCGTTAAGACGTGCAAGAATCTTTAAGCCTGAGTTTTTGCGATTCATGCAAACGTCGCCTAAGAAGTATACTTTATCATTAGGTCTAACTGTTTCGTTATGACACTTAATGATATGCTCGTTCATATGGTCAACGTCGACAAAATCACGCAGGGGCGTGCCGTCGTCGCGCTTGAAGGTCAGGATATTAGCGTGACCAAAGTGATGATCTGACGCAAAAAAGATATTAGCCATTAATAAGTCTCCCAGTGTGGAGTACCCGTTGTAGTATGCCCGTCGTGTTTGTCAGGGTCGTAGTCTTCAACCCAGCCTTCGATATTGTCAGAGTAGCTGTCGCCGTCCTCATCCTCATCCTCTATTTCGTATTCACCACGAGGATAGATACCGTACATTTCAGCGTGATCTTTAGCACGCTCCCAAGCAAACTGGTCAAGTTCTTCGCTAGAAACTGTTACTGGAACTTGGTAAAATTCCCAAGCGTCTGTACCAGCTACGCCAGCGTCCATTCCAATAACAATTTTACGCATAATAACCTTAGATAGAGATGAATTGTGGTTGAGTAACTGCTTCTTCGCCACCGATTAGTTTAACGAAGATATAAGTTTTGTTTGGGTTTAGTTTAGCTAAACGCTTGCACTCTGCACGAGCTGCTTGTGTGCTGTAGTGCACAGCAGGAAAGTTAGCAAAGCTAAGACCTTGAGTCTCGCTGAAGCTACCTATTACATAGTTACCGCCTTTTACGGCTGAAGTCAGTTGTGTTTTTGTTTGTAGTTTATCGTTATACATAATAGTTTTTGTGTATTTAATAGCAAATTGTTCGGGACTATCTAGGAACCTTTGTAAGTGTTCTAGATCAAACATGGTTTCATCATTCATAATGCAAAATCCCCTAAAGAACATATATTATATGCCATTTAGGGGATTGATTCAAGTCTAAATTTAAGTGCCTTGCCAAACTTTTGGGTTTTCTAAATGCGCTTGCATTATCTTCCAAGAAGTTTCGTAGCCGTTATGCGGAATAACGCACTGTGAGCAGTCTTTACGAGTATTACCATGTTTATCTTGGTATACTAAGTAATTGCCTGGACACTCATAGGCAATAAGTGGGCAATAACAAAAAAGGCAATTAAACTCTTTTTTGACATTTTTATGGCAAGGAAAGAACTCGCACTGGCTATTTGTATAGCCTTTAAAATAAATAGTTTGTACGGTATCTTTGGGTTGCATAATTTTATATTTGGTACGTCGTGACGGTTTCGAACCGCCGACCCTCTCCGTGTAAAGGAGACGCTCTACCCCTGAGCTAACAACGCATTTATTTGTGGAGCGGG